TTGTGGTATTTGTTGCAACGAGAACTATATCTCCTGAGAAACCAGACTTCTTGATCGAATTGACCCAATACTTAAGATCGTCCCATCCATAGTTAGAAGCGCCACCTATGATCAAATCTTTATTCATCATAACTCTCCATCATACTTTAAAATAAAAATCATCCCATCTTGAGAACTCAATGAACTTTCTCTCATAACCATTTTTCATCATCAGTTGGTAAATTCTATCTCTGAACTCTACATTGAAGTTATGTTCAACAGTAAAAGTTCTAACGTCATAAGATTCGTTTGCAGAAAAAAACGATTCTAGAATATCATACTCACTACCTTCGGTATCAACAGAAATGTAATCGATAATATAAGGTGCTGAGTGTCTATCAAGTAAATCAACGAGACTTACAGTCTTAACGCTGATCAGAGAGTTTTCTTTTCTCTTCATTCGGTGTTCATCGTCATCACCAAAACCTTGTATAGTGGACAGACATGCATCATCAACAGCAAGAAAATCTAAAGTCTTGTTCGTTTCAGTATAGACACAATCAAATGATATGTCTGTGTTTTCGTCATCTCTGTTTTGCTTTAGACTTGTATGCCAAACAGGATTAGGTTCTGCTAGAATACCTTTCCAGTTATAATCTTTCGACAGCAGATATGTATTACTTCCATCTACACCATCGGTGGCACCAAACTCGACATAGAAACCATCTCTTTTGAATCCGCTTTCGTATAGTGCCCACACATCTTGAAAATTTTGTGAAGTTGATTCGTTACATAGAGATAGACAATGACCTAAAAACTTTATGCTCTCATTCTTTTTGACTTCATCTTGTTTTACAGTGTATAAAAAATTTATCAAATCCATGGAAGTTGACCTTTGTAATGCTCAAGTTGTTTCTTGTTACCTTCAATGAAGAAGTTTCCATTAACAGATTGTGGATTGTTGTCTACACGATAGCATAGTGTATGCTTACCATTCGTGTCCCACTTGCTCATCTCTCTAATCTTATAGAGATATCTGCGATCTTCACCCCATGCACCAGAATGCCAGAGATGACAAGTCAATTGAATAAACTCGCGCTTGAAAGCAAAAGCAGATGTATCTACAAGATACTGAGGATTGTCGTGAGTGAAGTAGATAGGCCAGCGACCCAAGCTCTCACAGTTATCATCGACAATATACTGCTTGTCTGGAGTATAAATCTTGCGAAGCGAATACGCCCAATCAAGATTGTTCTTTTCAATTGTTTGAACAAGAGTTGACACATGATCAGGTTCATACCAGTTATCTTCATCAAGAAAGAAGATATAATCTGAATCAATGAGATGTGGAAAAGAAGCGTAGATGCGTTGACCATTGAAACCGTTTGCACCAGTATTATAAGGTGTATATGCAACAGTCACATTGTCTTGAAGCACCTCATCGTAATGAAGAGTGTTTGGAATCTGATCCATGACTGGACTGAAATGCTCAGGACCGTCAACAACGACAAGATGTTTGATATTTTTGTATGTTTGATTGGCAACGCTCTTTAATGCGTCAGTGAGTTTTGGTGAGCCAATAGTTGGTGTGATCACAGTCACAGATTTTTCAATAATGAGTTTCATGATATACCTATAGTGAAAAGAGAGACACTAGTATATAGCATCTCTCTTCTATTGTCAATTAGTTGAGTGAGATAAGACCTTTTTCAGTCAAGTAACCTTCTTCACCGATTGCGTCTTCACTCTGATACTCTTCCATAAATTCTTTCAAGTTTGGAATAACATCAAAGTGTTCGTTCTTGAAATACACAAACAATGGGCGAGAGATAGTATACTTACCTGCCTTGATTGCATCATACTCAGGAGCAATACCATCAACTGTAGCGCCCTTTACAGTAGATGAACTTTCTTCAAGGAACGAATAGCCGAAGATACCAAGAGCATTTGGATTATTCTGTAGCTTCTGAATGATTAGAGTGTCATTCTCACCAGCTTCAATGAATGCACCATCTTCACGCATAGACTTACACATAGACTTTTCTTCATCTTCGGTAACAGTCAATTCGTTGGCCTTAATAGCAGCCTTACATGCCTTTTCCATCACAAGTTCTACAAACGAGTCGCGTGTACCAGAAGTAGGCGGAGGACCAAGCACTTCAATCTTACCATCAGGCAATGCAGGATTTACGTCCTTCCATGTCTTATATGGATTCTCAACAACTTCACCATCAATGATTACAAACTTAGCTAATGCACGATAGATATCATCTTTGGTTAAGTTCATATCTTCATGTTCTTTTGCCATAGCAATAACGATAGCATCATAACCAATCTTGACTTCGGTTGTAGTTACACCGTTTGACTTACAAGTTTCAGCTTCGCTGTCCTTCATAGGGCGAGATGCGTTCACTGCGTCAGGATGTTCGTCACCAACACCAGCGCAAAACAACTTAATGCCACCGCCTGTACCAGTAGACTCAACAACAGGAGTTGGTGCTCCAGATGTCTTACCGAACTGTTCTGCTACAGCAGTTGTGAAAGGATAAACTGTGGAAGAACCCACAATGCGAATAGTGTCACGGGACGCATATGCTGCGCTAGTACCAAAAGCAATAAGAGCAACAGCCAAAATAATCATATTATTCTTCATACATTTCTCCATAATAAAACTGAGGGAGACCATTCCCCCTCAGTATGTAGTTTAGTTACCAGTTACTTCTTTGTGCATGAGACATTCGGTCCCATTCACGCTGAAGGTATTCAAGATGTACTTGATCTGTAGCTTGACTTAGAAAGTCATGCATACGTTCTTGTTGACTGCGAACAGAAAACAATTTCTTTAAGTATTTGACCATTACTTGTCGCCATACTTTTCTGATAAGAACTGCTTTGTCGCTTCACCATTATGTGAATCTTCTTTTTCACCAATGTTGATCTTCTTTGGCTTCTTCTCTTCAGGAATGAAGCGTTCAAGCCAAATCTTGAGCATACCGTTGATCAAGTCTGCATTCTTGACTTCAACTGTATCTGCAAGTGTGAACTGTCGAGTGAATGCTCGTTCTGCAATACCCTTGTAGATATAGTCAGCATCTTCTGATGAGACATTACCCTTGATGGTAAGTGTACCATCTTGCAGTTCAAGTTCAAGATCCTGCTTACCGAAACCGGCCACAGCCAACTCAATCACATACTTATTTTCATCAACCTTCTTGATGTTATATGGAGGATAAGTTGGAATCTTAGGCATGGCTTCACTCATCTCAGCAAGACGCTTGAGAATAGGTTCAAAACCAATTGTTGTGTTGAATTGCTTAGAAAAAGAAAAAGGATCGTAGATTAACTTGTGCATTTGTAACTCCTATTAAGCAAGTTGTTTAGTTATAGCTTCCCATTAGGCGAAGCTGGAGCGGGGGTAAGACTTGACACTCACATCGTTTGATTGGAACCAACCGTTTTCATTAAACTACCCCGCATAAGTGAGATACGCATTACTTCATTCTCACATCAATATATAGACAACATTTTAGACAATTTTAAGATTTTGGACTACCATCAACTACAGTTTCTTCAGAAGAAGAGATTGGATGATATATACCATCAGCAACATATTCATCATCTTGACGAGCTAATCTTTTACCTTCTACATAGACAAATGATGAGCACACTACCATAGGAGGTATATGCACGGGACAACCGCAAGGAATTGTAGTGTGACCAGTCATCTTATCACCAAATCTAACTACACCATAAGGCGGATTACCTACAAAGACCGTAGATGATCCTTCATCTGTAGCTTGAGTTGATGGATTATCACACCTTGGTAAACCACTCGGACATATTGTACCTGGTGTACCGTCTGGTGCTGCTACAGTATCTATACCACCCTTACGTGCTAGTCCTGGCATTACACTACCTTTCTTGGTCTTCCTCTGCCGCGCTTAATCGGTAGAACAATTTCTAAATCACCTGAAAGAGAGACACCAGTTGAACCTAGACCACCAACTCTATCTGTCTTCTTATTTGGCGCATCAAAAATTTCCCATAGAACATACTCTTCTTGCTTGATTAATTCTGCTTGTGCGATACGATCACCATCAAGAATTGAATAATCTACATCTGACAAGTTTGCTATGAGAATGAATGTTTCTTCAACATAATCTGAATCAATCACGGCTTCCATATTTGCAAGAACAAGACCCTGCTTTAAAGATAGACCTGATCTTGGATGAATACGAACAGAGTATCCCTTTGGGATATCAAAGATCAATCCAGTAGGCAACATAGCACGATCACCAGGCATGATACGAGCTTTACCATTACTCATTTGTCGTGTGTAAGGTGCATTGTATTGATTGTATCCTTTGAATTCAAATTTACCAGCACTCTGAAATGAGATATCAAAACAAGCCGACTGCCTTGTTGCGAACTTTGGTAATACGATATTAGGATGTGTCTTGTAAACGCTCAATCTATTCATAATATACTCCGTTGTCATTATTATCTTGAAATTTCTTCCCAATCCATGGAACCATGAACTTCTAAACCATCAGTCACTCCTGTAACTGAGAGAGTTAGAGGATAACCAGCTGTACCATTCAAAGAATCTCTTTCTAACTGGAACTTAAATAGTGCTTCTTTTAGAATATCGGTCGGCACGGAACTCTGAGTATCTGATGCCATATATCCTTGAGCCATTACTACGCCACCAGTTACAACATTGTTTGCTACCATGTTATATTCAACAGCCGAATCTGTACCAGCAGATGTAAACGTGTTATTAGCCAATGTTCCGTTACGAATGACTTTCCATAAAAACTTACCGTTATTACCAATACCCATTACTGATAATGCAGTAAGAATAACTATAGCATCTTTTCTGTCAGCTTTCAATCGTATTGATGCAACAACATAGTCTGTACCAGCAATAGGCAAGTTTCTAGGTGTTTTTATTTCTGTACCAATAGCCTGCTGGAATCCTCTGAGTTCGTAACCACCTTCTGAGATGACAGTAGAACACACCTGCTTCAATATGCTATTGTTGCCTGTAGTACCAACATTCCTAATCTCATATCTCAGAGGCAGAGATGCAGTAGTCATATATGTAGAAGTGATGCGATTGGCGTGATGAAAAGAGTGGCAGTGAATTAGTTGACCGTCGATTACAAATCCACAACGAACAGAACCAAGACCTAACCATTCAATATCTGTAAAGAGAATTTGTGCTTTACTCAAGTCTAAAGTTCTCTGAGATGGGCTACCCTCTACTGCACCAAGAAGTGTGTCTATATTCCAATCTGCTTGTGCAACTCTATTTTCAGTCACTACGCCAGATGATAAACTTCTTTCAACAAAATAGATATCGTTGTTGGCCTGTTCTAGGTAGATGCCGTTGTTTGCACCAAAGTATCCGACACGTTGTATTAGATTTGTCTGAGCATTGGCCATTACAAACGTATTCATTACCTGTAATGATTTACCAGGTTGATATGAGAAGACTTTGGTTGTCTCACGGATAATTTCTTGACTGCTAGTTGTACCAACAGAGAGATTGATTAGACCTTCGTTAGGAGAGAATGTGATTGTGGTACCAGAACTATTAGACTGTACCCAAAGTCCGTTGTCTCTATATCTGTGAGATGAATCGAATAGGGTTAATGGCATAGAAACTCTAGAACGACCAAATGCGTCTACGGACATACCAGACGGATTAGCTGGACCAACAAGATTGCCGTATTGATCGGCTAACATCATGACTTCAAAGATTGTAGTCTCTTGTGGTAGATACTTGTGAGTATCTTTACGGAACTGTGCCATACTATTCTTCCTTGCGTTTCTTGCCTATATTATATTTAGCTACAAGATTCCACTCGGACTTTTCTTTATGTGAAATGATCTTGATTTGACTTAGCGGTGAGACAGGATCTTTGGACTTTTCTTCATCTACAAGATTTGCTAGATTCCATTCATGAAGCAGATTAGCAATCGTATTCAATCGACCACGATCTTCATCCGAAAAGTCTGATTGTTTACCATCCAATATGAATAGCTGTTTGAAGTGTACTATGTAGTACTTACCCTGCTTGTGGAGAATATGACAGGATTGATATAGTGTCTTTTCTTTTTTTGAGGCTACACCGATGCGCGAAAGCGTTTCTTTAATCTTTAAGAAGTCATCTGGTTCATTTAGCGTTACCTCCACGAGTTCGCTTAGATTTATCATTCAAACCACCTTTATCTATTCTTTTTCTTATCTCATTTATCTGGTCATTTGAAAGAATTTTCATAGCTTCCTTTGCCTTTTCATCAGAGTACTGGTAGTACTCTTTGATAACTTCTATGTCATCAGCACTATCTTTTTTATGCCATTTCTGAAAAGGTCTTTTATATGACCTGATAGTATTTAGCAGATAGTGAAATTGAAGAAGCTTATCTGTATTTGGCATCTTGTTCATCTCATTTGAGAACAGAATGCAGTCATAATGATATGACAAAGCACGGTTGATAATGAATGGATTGTATTCTTTTTCATTATCAACCGTTATGACGTTCTTCTTTGTTTGCAGTATTGCAGGCACAACTTCTTTGAATAGATCAGTCATTAATTCCACTCCGAAACTGAGTATCTTTGAAGTATCTTACACTCTTCTTCAGTCATAGAAAAGAGTTCTTTCATGCTTTCTTGCTTGATAGGTATGAGTATCATATCTCTACCATCTTTCGTCTGATAGCCACTATACTGCATCTTCTTTGACTCAATGGCATATACTTTACCAGTGCTGAAATGCTCTCTCTTTTTTGTTGGTATTGAAACAAAGAATACCCAGTCAGCATTGAGACACTTCTTAAGCTGGTTTTGCTTGAACGAAAATGAATCCTTGCTGACAAAGGGCACCTGAGTTTTGACCTCAATCTTCTTGTTCTTTACAATCATGTCTTTCTGACTGTCATACTGATCAATAGATGCCTCAACTACAACACCCTTTCGACTGAAGTAGTTGAGGACTATTGTCTCACCAGCGCGACCTAGCTTTGCCTGTAGACTATCGCTGTCAAACATATTCACATTCTACCATCATCTCAGTCAGACATGCAACAAGATTGATCTCTTGATCTGCAACGAAAGCCGACTGATACTGATACTTGGCAATGACGATGACAGCTTGAGGTATGAACTCAGGCTTGATGCTTTCTGACAAGCTATCGTAGATTTTACGAAACACTCTTGCTGGATCAATGTCAGAGTTCATGACAACCCACTTTCGCATTTCACCGAAGTTCTTTTCTTTTAGGTATTTAACCAGTTCACCAATCTTACGAACATCGGACAGTTGAGCAACAATCCCAGCATCAAGAGAACCAGAAGAACTATAACGCTGTAATTCATTAAGAGTACGGCGATAGTCAGGGAAATACTTTTCGATAATCTTAACAAGAACTGTCTTATCATATGTCACACCTTCTTCGGTAAGAATGAATTGAAGTCTCTTGAATAGTTGAGACGCCATTTCTTTCTTCTCTTCATTCTTAAGAGCAAATTCAATGACAGAGCAACGCGAGTGAATAGCATCAATCAGCTTTGCTTTGTAGTTGCATGTTAAAATGAACGTACAGTTATTGGAAAACTCTTCGATGGTGCCGCGCATTGCGGCTTGTGCCTCACCAGTCAGATAGTCGGCTTCATCTAGTATGATGACCTTCTTACCTGAAGTGAGAGATATCGTAGATGCATAGCCACGAATAGTTGTTCGTAGCATATCAATACCACGACTTTCTGATGCGTTAATGTACAGATGGTTGATACCAATTTCATCACACATTGCTCTGGCTACTGTTGTCTTACCGACACCAGCAGAACCAGTCAGCATGAGATTTGGTATCTCTTTCTTGTTCACAAATTCTTGAAAGACGTTCTTCAATCTCTCAGGAAGAATACAGTCATTAATCTTTTGAGGGCGATACTTTTCGACCCATAGGAAGGATTCGTTCATCAATTTTATCCGTCATGTTCTGAAAGAGTTCTTTGGCACCAGCACCACCAATATTTTGAATGTAGATTTCTTTGGCGGTCACTAGCATGTTTGATGCAAGCATTAGGACATCTAGAACATTATCGCTCATCATGATTGCATTGTCAATTGGCACCATGAGTTCAGCCATACGTTCTACAGTCTGTTTTCTTTTCTCTTCTTCAGTCATAGATCAATCTTTCATTATAGCGTGTTTTTAGCAATGCTGCGACACACTCATCAACTCTATTCATATCATATTTGAAATTCTCAAATGTTGGAATTTCATCTCTGTGTAAAACTTTAATCATGAAAGTGTCGGTCGATTTCACACCATGTTGTCTCGCTTTCTTTGCTGCATAGTGATCTTCATCATCTCGTGATCTATCTTGAAGTTCTTTGATAAATCTATAGATGCGCTGGGCAATGCTGTTGTTTGAATGTCCAGTGTACAGTGCTTCTAGCTTGTTATCAAGCTTTCTGTAGATCACATAAATTCCAGCGTGGTTCAAAGATACTTTTTGATTATTACCAGCAACGCTGTATGAGATGATGTTATCAGCATCAATATGCATCTGATAAAATGGCTTTCTGATACCAAGTGTGACCAGTTTCCTGGCCACATCTCGGTAACTCATGTATGTGTCACCATACAAGTCAGTTGGCATTACTTCATGACTCCATCATAGAACTCTTCGAAGCGGCGCTGATCTTCTTGCTCTTGTGCATAGTTTGCCTTGAAGTAGACCTTAGCCATGCGACGAATAGTCTTCTTATCAACACCAGTCTTTTCAGAGACATCATCAATAGCTGTCTTCTGGAAATCTCTCTCAGATGCAATCCGTGTCATACTATCATTCAATTCACGGATTGAATTGCGAAGGCGATCCTTCTGTTCATTCGTGAGAGATGAAATGCTAACATAGTTCTGCTGATTGTGTCCAATACCGCTCATTACTTTGCCTCCAATGCGATGAAATACCTGATCTTGTCCTTAAAGATGCCACTTCTGCAAGTGAACTTTGCAAACGCACCAAACTCAATCTCTACATCATAATCAGCAGGAAGAAGCTTGATGTTCTCAACCTTGAATGTGGCAGCGAAATCTTCACCGTTATAATCATTCAACTTGATTGACGCATAGTTTGATGTATCAACATTCTTGATATGTGTGTGCAGTCTGATTTCACCATCTTTACCAATCAAAGAGATGTTGCTGAAATTATTCATTGCAGCAAGACGAAGAAACTTCTGTAAAACATTATTGGTCAATACGAACGAAGCATCAACCTTCTTCATCTTCAGTTCCTTATCTGGCGGACTGATGATGTTGCTAGTCGGCGATGAGTAATAATTCAATTCGATTTCACCGTCACTCATCACAATTCGATTATCATAAAAAGTCAGTTCGGCATCACCCAGTGCTGAGACGTTACCTAAGAACTGGTTGAAATCATAGATGCCAAGCTGAAACGGAATAGATTCTTCAAAAGTTGCTTCAGCAAGAACCGACTTCTCAGAAGAAATCGTTCTCTGTACATTTCCTTTATTGAGGACAAGACCTGAATTGATTGAAGCAAAATTCTTTAGAACAACAAGAGTGTCTTCACTAAACTTCATAATATAACTCCTTATAGTTAAGCTGCAATGTTAGCAGGATTTCGTGGACCTGTAAAGACTTTTAGCATGTGAGCCACATCACCTTCAAGCATGGAAACAGTTCCTGTGTTATGCAGTTCATGATCCATGATTGAACCAATCCATGCCCACTCAGAATAGTGAATTGGATAATCAATCATCAGATCAGTATTACCTTCTTTGTTGGCATGATAAGCAACATCATACCACTCAGGGTCAAGGCCGCGCTTCACACGAATTACAAAGCCACCCTTATCTTGAATGAACTTGATTTCGTTTGGAAAACGAACGTCAGCAATAACTACATTAGGATATAGTTCCATCTTACGTTCAAGTGAATAGACCCACAAGTCTTTATGGAAGACATCACGACCTGCTTCAGTGCCCATCATCTGTAGAGCAAGACGAGGAGAAATGTTGTAACCAAATCTCTTTGACCACCATTCATCTGGAATTTCTCGCCATGCACGACTTTCATCTGTATCACCTTCTAGAAGACCACGCGGCCATCCGAAGATGGCCGCTGTAGCATCCTTTACAGTGTCAGCAAAAGAGAGCTTGTGAAAAGAATATTTGTTCACAAGTACATCTGCAACAGTACCCTTACCTGAACCAATAAATCCAACTACACCAATAATCATTAGAGGTTTCCTGTATGTTGAGCAATTGCCTGCATGTTACCAGTGAAAGCAAACGTACCGATGTGCTGCGTCTTCATCCAAGGACACAACCAGACCTGAAGTCCAATTCGTCTTGCATACTGACAGAACATATAATCTTCTGATAGATAGCGGTGTGAAGCGGTCTTTTCAATCTCAATCATCTTCTTGGCGTCTTCTGATACATTTTCTCCAGCAGAAGACCTGACAATGAGTGCATATAGATCATCGTAGGTGTAGCCGTTGTCGATCACAGTATCAAAGTACGCATGAATGTACCTAGAACCGTCAAAGTTTGCCTGTCCAACGTGGTCTGGCTTGTAGTTCTGCTTTGGATAAGCATCCTTGAACTTATCAAAGACTTCTCTCTTCACCATCATGAAGCCAGTACCAATCTCCATGACCTCAAGAGGCTCTGTAACTCTGAACTGCTTGGTGCCAGGCACGGGATTGAACACATAGTCACCTACCAGCATGTCCAAGACACCAGGAGCAACGGTGGGGTCTTTTACCATAGCCGCTGCTATGTTCTTCCAGTTGATAGACTTCTTAGGGTACGGCGCTCCAATTATGTCCTTATTCAGTGCAATCAGAGCAAGAATATCTTGCGGATCGAAGTGAATGTCAGAGTCGATAAAAAGTAGATGAGTGTACCCAGAACGCAAGAATTCATCTACAAGGTAGTTTCGAGCGCGGGTGATCAGGGATTCATTGAACAGAAAAGAGAAGCGGATCTCAATGCCGTTCTGCATACAGATGCCCTGTAAGTCAAGACAAGCCTTCATGTAGAGTCCGTTGTTCTGTCCACCATACATTGGTGTGGCAACAAACAACTTTGCCTTTCTCAAATCTTCAAGCTTAATAGTCAATTCCATAAGAAAACTCCATAGTAAAAAGGGACGCTAGTATATAGCGTCCCTTTGATAGACTTCACATATTATTAGGCTGCGAAGCGATAATAAACCTTGCTCTTACCATTGACCTGACGGCGGTCAGCCACGATATCAAAACCTTCGTTAACACGAAGATCATGAATGCGCTTCATGACGTTGGTACGAGGAACACCAGTACCACGAGCAATCATTGAAGCAGTAAGACCATTGCGCTTGGCATTGGTAAGAAGATACTTAGCAACCTTAGAAATCTGAGACATTCAATTTTCTCCATAATAAACGCTACCGTGATATTAGACTGGTGAGACGCGGTAGCATTACGTCTCACCAGTTTTTAGAACTTAGAAAGCAATTTCTTGATCGGCGAGCTTTTCAGCTTCTTTTTCTGCCGCTTCAGTCTTGGGAGCAAGAGTGTCATCAAGCTTCATGTAAAGATCAAGAAACGAGTTCTTGGTATCAATGTCGAAGCGGTTCAGACACAACTTGATTGACTTCTCACGATCTTGACCGAAGATGGTGTAAGCTTGAGCGATATGAACCAGACGGCGAGTAGAGATGATATCAGACACAGCGCCTTCGTAGAAGCTCTTGCGAATTACATCAGCCCACTGCACCAACTTGTCAGCAAAATCTTTGGCTTCAATACCATTCTCAGCGAAGACATTGTTGATGATCTTCTGTTCGACCTTGAGAGCGGGATACTCTTGCTCAAACGTGATAGAGAAACGCTCAAGAAAAGCTTCGTTCATCACGTTGGTACCGATGAAGCGACCATCATCAGAACCCTTACCCTTCGTGTTCGCAGTGGCGACAATCGTGAAGCCAACAGCAGGAAACACGACCTTGTTGATCTTCTTGACGTAGACAGACTTACCTTCAAGGATCGGCTGAAGACACATAAGTTTCGCATCACCAAGATCGACTTCATCAAGAAGAAGAACAGAGCCACGTTCCATCGCAACAAGAACCGGACCATTCTGCCAGACAGTCTTACCTTCAAGAAGACGGAAACCACCGATCAGATCATCTTCATCGGTCTCTTTCGTGATATTGGCGCGAACCAATTCACGACCTTCATTGGCGCAAATCTGTTCAATCATCATCGTCTTACCGTTGCCAGAAAGACCAGTCACATAAGTCGGATAGAACCGCTTAGAGCGAATGATCGAACGAATGTCATTGAAGTGACCAAACGGAACGTAACCAGTCGCCTTCGCCGGCACAAGATTGATGTTTGCAGTTGTAGAGTGAAGATTAGCGATAGTCATCTCTTCAACATTGGACACAACAGGAATGGAAGAAGACTTTCCAACAGCGTCAGCAGGTTTGGACGAAACTGCACCAGACAGAGAGTAGACACCACGGTCAACGCGGAGAGACTTGTCGCAAACGAGCCAACCGGGCCACTTTATATCATTCTTCTCACAGACTTCTACAATCTGTGCGCGAGTGATTGTGTTAAGTTCACCAAACATCGTTTCGACTGCATTCAGAAAAGCACTACGATCAGAAGTACGAGACATAAGAGATGTTCCTTTCTCAGTTACAAAGAGATAATACAGGAAGTAGGGGTTAATGTCAAGCAGCGATTTTCTTGATGAACCGCTGAAGAAGAACACGATTTACCGACTTCTTTTCTGCGAAAGACAGAAAAGCTTTGGCAATCTTCGCCTTGCTCATGCCCTTGTCAATGACCAGATTGTTGGTCTTGATGTTCAAGCTACCAGCACGAAGAATGTAGTATTCATCGTAGCCGGAATTCGTGACTGTGACAAAACCAAGTTCTTCAAAACTCTTCTTCGCTTCTTTGGCAAACTTGTCATCATAGTTGTAGCCGTAGAAGCTGTGCATCATAGTACGGAAACCTTCACCATAGACATAGAAGCCAATCAGATTGCAGTTGGTACGTTCTTTCAGTACACGAAGCAATGTAGCAGTGGTTTCTTTCGTTGAATAAAAACTACCACCATAAGATGAACCAAGATTGAAATCTTTCTTGGTAATTTCATCTTGAAGAATGAACTTGCTAGTCTTGGGGCTGAAATGAGGTTGATTATGCAAAGAACAACCATCGGACTCACCATCAGTAAGAAAGACCGTATTAACAACCTGAACTTTGGTGCGGTTCTTGAAAGCATTCACTACAAGATCAGCAACCATAATCGCATCATTCAAAGGAGTAGAACCCAATGAATCGGTACGAATATGAGCACCACAAGCGAAAGACCAGAGATTGAAAAACGCGGTGTTCATTTCAGCAGAATTCATCCGAGAAGAAAGAATGTTGCGAAGCTTGAACGGACGCAAGTCAAGATCGGTCTTTTTGTATACACAAAAGTTCTTATTGAAGTTATCAGACTGATTGATCGAACGGAACGAGTAGACTTCAAAAGGAATCTGCACTCGCTTGCAGAACCAAACCAGTGAGAACATCTGCTTCAAAGTATTCTTAAGATGATGTTCCATAGAACCAGACCAATCAACAAACATCACGAAGCCGTGATTTTTACCTTCTGATACAGTGGTGATACGGCGGAAGAGATCGTCGTTATACTTGTAAGAGTGAAGCTTGTTCATATCAATGGCACCAGTCTTACCAGTAGCAGTGCGGCGATATTCATCGGCAGACTTACGCATTTCAAATTCTTTGACCATGTAAGAGATGGTCGCATTTTCAGAAACACGGAAAGCATTCAGTTCTTCACGCACTGACATCAACCAAGCAGAACCTGCACAAGCAGCAAGAGATGAACTCATCTGCTTGTGAACAATCTTGTAGTCATCAACAATGTCATTGATATTGCTCGGACGAGGAATAGTCACATAAACGTAGTTGATATTAGAATTTGCAAGAAGTTCTTCCTGCTTCTTCTGCCAAGCTTTTTCAGTCTCAGGAGATTCGACTTCATCAACGTAGCTCTCTTTCGAAGAGCCAGCATTAATGTCACCATCAGTGTCACCGAATGCATCTGGAGATGCATCCTCATCGGAATCTTCATCATCATCAGCTTCTTCATCAGAAGCACCATTCGAAGAATAAGCTTCTTCATCTTCATCAGTATCAGAACCGCTGCTGAAATTACCTTCGAAATCTTCGTCAAAGTCAATTTCAATTTCAACATCAGCATCAGCATCACCAGGTTCTTCCTGATTTTCAGACTGAGAAGTTTTGCTGAAGTTATATACATCTTCAACAAGAGTGTAGACTTCTTCAACAGTCTCAGCATTTTCAATGCGAGAGATGAAAGCCTTCTCTTCATTCGAAAACCGAATACCAGAGAGCGCACCACCCTTGAAGTAGATGTTGATACGATCAATGAAAGTCATCGAATTAACGTCACGCGAAGCAGTACCGAAAAAATCTTTTTCGATCAGTTCAGCATAACCCTTGATGTAGTCGCGGCGAGAGCCGGGATAGCGGCGCTTCTGACGCTTGTCAATTCGAGCATCTTCAATAACGTTGAAGAAATCTTTGACAACAGCGACACGAGCATTAAGCTTCTTAGAGATAGCTTCAATGTCATCAAGAAACATAGGAGTGTCGAGAGCATGTCCGACCTCATGAATGACAAGCATGTCATAGAGAGGCTTAGACATTTCGCGCCAGACGGGCAGAATAAGAACGCGGTTCTTAACATCAAACATCGCAGTCTTTGCAGATGCTTGATGCTGAACAGTGATGTTTTCCATGGCCAGCAGCTTTGCAAGCTGGCTCTGGGCTTCGTGAGATACTGTATGTGCAAGAGTGTTTGTCATGTGAGTGAATATACAGGAGTTGGTTCGTATTGCAAGCCATTTCCAAAAAAAAGTTTTATGTTGGATTACAGTGGTTTAGCACGTAATATGACTGGAAGTTGTAGTTTTTTATCGACCAACTTGGTTCAGATAGCGTTCTTTTGTCTCTTCCCAAGAAATGTAGCTTAGGTCGTCATAGAACAAAGTCTCGTTGGTCATACGATTTTGTTCGATTAAAGAGCGAAGCCTCTTTGCTGCATACTTCTCTTTCCAAAGTTTGGTCAGATATTCATATGATGTATCAAAAGACTTCTTCAGTTCACTCTCTTTGATATCACCCCTCAAAAACTCACAACCATTCTCATAGAGCAATGAGAAGTAAATACCTCTCTGATGCGCCGTAGAAACCACATCTTTAGGAATAGAGAGTTTTGAATATGCAAACACTCTAGATCTATTTCTATGGTCTCTCTTGTAAGGCTGACCTGATGGATTCTTTGCGATGTACCATTCAAAATACTTGCGCGTATAATTCTTCTTCAGCCAGTCGAGTAGAAGCTTCTCCGTATCTTTTGTAACTTCATATGAAATTGACCCAGCAGAATAACCCATCTTCTTCCAGTGCTTCAAATTATCATACTGACTTAGACCACCAAGCTTGTCTTTACCATAGAGTGATGTGGTAGAGACACCTACTAGTCTGTCACCATAGAGTTCTTTCCATCTATTCTGCACTTCATCTGAAATAGAAAGAAGAGCCATAAGTTTTCCACCAACAGCATTGAAGCCAAGCGGCTGCAATGGTACTAGTGTAGAACCTACTGCTGTGAAGTTAATCATATGACCTTGTGTCTTCTTCTCTCTCGACCAACCAATGAACTGGTCTCTAGGAGTCAGATCAAGATAGTCTGAAGACACGCAGATGACACCAAGATACTTACCTGTTACATTATCCTGAACAATGTAATTCAGATTACGACCAATGTTAGAAGAGTTCTTCATTGTCGAAGTGAATGTTCTGATAGTATTCCATACGCGAGATAGCTCAGGATTCTTGCCTGTATAAACCAAGACTGGTTCAAGCTTCATGTAGTCTTCTGTCGTTTCAGGTCTCCAGATATTGTTCTTGATATTCTTGATGTATTGCTCATCATCAATATTGACGAGTTGCTTTTCAACACCAAAAAGAGTTGAAACTTCATGAGAAGGATACTCTCGTTGGAATTCACACCACTTCTGATAAAGGGTGTACTCACCAACTGTCATCTGAGACACTTCAGAAAGCTCTGAAATCAGCTTCTGTTTTAGCTCATCGTCTCCTAGACATTCAATTTCGCTAGTATCATTACTTGCAATCCACTCATCCCATTGAGCTTCAAGCAATGGGTCTACAGTCTTAGCTTCTTCTTTAATCACAATTTCATCCGTCATGCTAACCTGCTAAAATTTTTGTGCTTTTCAAAACGATAGACTTTATCGAACTTATCTAACAGTTGATCCTGTTTGTGTGAAATTATATAGATGTTAGTATCATCTGTCAAAGTTTTAATGATATTGAGGAATTCATCAGTACCATTTGCATCAAGACTTCCGTCTAGAATTTCATCTAGTATCAGCAGATTTGTATTGATGCTGTTCTTCATCTTGGCGATTGCTCTCCATGTAAACATGAGCGCCAGATCAATACGTGTCTTTTCACCTTCAGAAAAACTTGAGTATGCAAACTCATCACGATATCTGGACTTGATGACTTCATTGAAGTTTTCATCAATGTTGAATTTGACAAAGAAACCCATCTTGTCCAAATACTTGTTTACATGCTTGTTGATGATAGGAACATACTGCTTGATGATCTTTGTTTTTACACCACCATCTTTCAGCAGTGCAATTGCAGTCTCAATCATTGTTCTTTCATTCAAGCGATGCTGAACAGATCCTTCCATTCTGCGAATTTCTTCGATTGCACTCTTTAGATCAGTCTCACTATCAATCACAAGCTTATCAGAATTTCTAATCTTGCTCATGTTATCTTCAATGTCATTCATCATAGATACGATATGCATCATGGTCTGCTTACTGGATTTGATTTCAGCGGAGATAGAATGAGTTCTTTTAGATTTATTTTCAAGATTGTTAATCTTCATGAGAAGATCATCAATGCTTCTTTTCATTAGATCAATATATTTTTGCGTTTCTGAAACATCGTTGTGTAGCTCATTCTTTCTTCTTTCTCTGAAGTATACATCAATATGCTGTTTGCATGTTGGACATTCATCATGCTCTGTAAGAAACTCAATCTCTTTACCATATCTTTGAACTTTTGATTCTTGGTTTGTGAGAGATATAATAGAGTTTGCATACTCATTACGCACATCTGTAAGGTTATCAGCATCTGAAACCAGAGCATCTTTTTCATTCAAAAGAATTTTTACCTTAGCAAGCAAGTCTTCTTTTTGTTGTGTGAAATCTGCAAGCTGCTTTTCAAGTTTTGTAAGCTTGTCATCATTGTTTTGACGAAGAGTGTTCAGCGTCTTCTCAACATAATCTTTCTTGTCTTGTGCAGACTTCAGGATCATACGGTTCTTTTCAACACTTTCTTTGTTTTCTTGAAACCGCTGTTTCACAAGCAAGTTCATCACTGAGAAGATTTGAATGTCTAGCAGGTCTTCAATGATTGTTCTACGGTCAGCAGGAGTTAGCTGCATAAACGGAGTAAATGATGCAGAACCAAGAATGACAATCTGACAGAAAGACTTCATGTTCATCTTGAGAATGAACTTTTCTAAGTATTCTTGATAATCTTTAGATGCTGAATCCTGATTAAGTAAAGAACCATCAACCCAAATCTCAAAGATATTCGGTTTGATACCACGCACGATCTTATAGTCTTTACCGTAAGCCTTGAATGTTATCTCAACAAGACAATCTTTACCGTTTACGCTATTGACTAACAAAGGCTTATTGATCTTACGAAACGGCTTACCAAACAAAACAAAAGTAAGCGCGTCGAGAATGGTTGATTTGCCATGCCCGTTCGCGCCTACGATTAAGTTTGTCTTATGTGTATTGAGATAAATCTCTGTCCACATGTTTCCAGTAGACAGAAAATTCTTCCATCGAATCACTTCAAATGTTATCATCTTTTGACTTTATTAAAATACAATCACTGGCAGGACCAAAAGACTGAGGAGTACGAAAGCTTCTTGTATTTACTCGCTCTTTCTTAAGGTTAGATCGCAACCGTTCGCGTTTCTCAAATGACATCTTATCAAATGATTTGAGCTTTTTCTTATTTGTTTTCTTTTTACGGCTCATCTATTATGATACTCATGCTGCTGCTTGATATATTCTTCAGCATCTTCTTTTGTTTGAAAGTATGCAACATAGTGACCACGATGTTCACCATCAAGTTCATCTTCCCACACTTCATCATAATGATCGCTGATCTTCATAGCATATCTATCACAATACTCATCTTCATACCACATATTGTGACCTTCGACAATAGCATTGTATTTACCTACAATTTCAGCTTGTGTGAGTTCAAATTCAACGTTTTGCTTATCATAACGATACCATTCAACACCATCAGCATCAGTCATCTTTATTTTATTACGATCTAAAGCACTGAAAATTTTTCTAACCTGCCAGAACTTATCACCAATATTATACTTCATTCAATAGTCTCCAACGATAATGCTTCGGAATAGATTTCACGCATATAATGTTTCATCTTATCTGCTTCAACAGGTAATGTCAATCCAGAAATATAACCATCAAGAATGGTAAGTGTATCTTGAGCTTCATCAATCTTCTCATCTTCTTTTGTATCTATGAAGTTGCTGACATCTTCAACAATCGTAATGTCAGCAACTTGTTCTTTATATAGTTTATCAACTAGCATATCAAATGCATATGGATTTGTCTTACTCACAACGACGATCTTCACATAGCAATCTTTATATTTGCTGTAGTCTGTAGCATTGATTGTCTCTATGATATCAGGATTCTTTACATCATCGTAAGCCACCATATGGAAAATACGGAAAGGATTACGAATAAAATCTTTTTCCAGTGTGTCTGTATCAAGGATTGTGAAGCCGCGAGGATCGTTATAGTCAGACCAAATATGCTCAGAAAAAGCACCCAGATAGTGAATATTGTCCCGAAAGCTACGATGATGGTAATGACCAGTAAAGACACTATGAAAACGGCTAAAAATTTTGTGATTGTATCCATGCTCTGATATCATTCCCTTCTGCATTTCAAATCCATTCAATTCTAAATGAGCGCAGCAAATACTGGCAGTGGTTAACTCAATAGCATCAAGTGATTCTTTCTCGTTTGCACTGTTGATCCAAGGAAGCAAAAGAAAAGAACATGAATCAATCATCAGATGAGTTGCTGTCGAATAGATGTGTATGTTTTCATATCTCTTACCTACAAACTCTTCAAGAGCATTGACTTTATATGTGTCCTTGAAGTACTCATCATGATTACCTGCAATGATGTGTACTTCACATAGTTCATTCAACGGTTCAAGAAAGTCTGTTCTCAGCCTAGAATGTGTAAGAACGTTAATATACTTCCTGCGGTCAACGAGATCGCCAAGATGAATGATATGCTTAATGCCATTCGCCTTGATAAATGGAATGAGAAATTCATCTACGCACCTCTTAAAGTAATCAAGAAAAACTGGAGAGTCATTTCTAACTCCCCAGTGAGTATCAGTAATGATCAGAACTTTAGTCATCCTTAGATGGTCCTTGTGTTAAGTCTGGACAACGCTGTGAACCGCATCCATCTTTCTTTATCTCGTTCAAATATCTTTTGCACCCTGGGCAATAGGTATTATTTGATCTTTTCACGCTCTCTTTTTCCTAGTATTGGACATGTAGAGTTCATTATCAAACTTTCTTACAGACTTCTCAATTACATCTCTGATTGTTTCTAGTCTCTGGCGATAGTTTTGTCTGATATGCACACTCTCTTTTTGATTCAAGAGATTGTTAATCAAATGCTCAATTTGAAATGGCACTTCGTTGTTCATCTTCTTCCTCGTAAAACTTTGTTAGACCTTCTTTTGCAGTCTTTCTTTTCTCTTTCTTGATTTCTTCTTTTCTTTCATATCTTTCCATAAACTCGTTAATATTATCGTATATGGGAGCCGAAAGCAAATGATTGTTGTCACTATCAGTTAACAACGCTGCATGTCCATTATTGATGATTGTTTCCTGAAAGTTCTTGTAGATGATGTATCTGTTCTTTTCTTCCTTGTTGATGCGTCTTAGGAAAGCGTAGTATATCACCTGTGTGAAGTATGCGAAAGGATTCTTTCCAAGATCAGGATTGTAGTCATTGAAGTAAAGAATACAGTTCTCAATACCATCAGATACCATCTCTTCTCTAAAAGAATAGTTGATGAAACATGGCTTATTGGAAAGCTTGTTTGAAATCTTGTAAATGCACTCGCCTATGTAATTAGGAAGTCGTGGCTCTTCAAGACCATTTTCTTTTGCAATCTTTACTCTTTCTTTATGCTTCACAATTTCTTCATAGAACTTCTTGTTATCAACATAGTGCGGCTTCTTTTCATTTTTCATTCTAATACTCTCTCTAGACTGACTTTCAATTCTTCTAGGCTATTCTCATCTGCTTGATACTTTATACCAATTCCACCTGCATTGTTCCATGATGTGATGTTTTTTCGAAAGTCATCGATCAAAATGTTCGGTGTGCCGTTAGTCACAGCATACTTGTGCTTCTCTCTTTCAAAGATAATCTCATCAGCAGGAACAGATATGAACTTTGAAAGCCATTCTTTCTTTCCTTCAATGCTACCGTTTAAATCATAGTTCAGTGGACTAGATAATATCTTATAGCCACCTGCCATAGACTTAACCATTTCCAATAGCTTGTTTGCATTAGGAAAAGCAGGCAAATCTTTGAAGAGATGATACGCATCTGTACTCTTGAAGAATGATTCCCAATCTTCTTCTGTCATCTCATTGTAGTGTTCTACATCATGTATCACAGCTACGTGATTGAACAGGTCTGCCAAGACACCATCCATATCAACATACACTACACTCTCACTATTCTTTTTCATCATGATCACTTTCTTATTGACAATCTCTTGACATGCACTCATAATGGCTATGCCATCCATGATATGAATAACTTTAATTATACCTTGGTTAATGTCTTTAACTTCTGAATCTGCTTATCAATCATCTCTTTCCTGTTAGGCCACTTGATCATTGGCTTATCTGGATCCTTAGCTAAGTTCTCTAACAGAGGTAAGAAGATTTTATTCAAAGCAGTCAATCTCTTCTTAAGATCATCTACTTCAGCTTGAAGAGAAGAATAGTTGTGATTATTCTCAATGAGTTCATCTTCATGAGAGAATGTAAAACCAAAATCATCACTATCAGCAAGTTCAAGATATGAGTTCTTGTTAGACATCAGTGTAATTTCCCTTTATCGGTCTTGTTTAGTTGTTCTAAGAATTCTTTCAGCATATCCATTGCATTACCATCATCTTCATAACCAAAATCATCATCTGTCATAATACTATCAAATTCAAGCTTTTGTTTGTCTTCTTTACTAAAGAAGTGTATAATGGAATCTTCATAGTGACCAGAAAGCATTTCACTAGGTGGTGATATGAAAAGCACTTCTGATTTTGGAATCTCAAACTTCTGTTGAGCGCATATGCGAGAGAATACCCACTGCATCAATGAGATTGACAGATATCCAGGTTTGCCTGAAGATAGGTACATGATTTTGCAAGGATTGCTTAGTACATAACCAAACTCAGTCTCTTTTACTTCCGATATGATGTCTTCACCGCTTTTTAAGCGAAAAAAAAGCACATCACTTGAGTTCGATTTTGTAGACTTTGAACTTGAACTTTTCTTCGCCATATAATTTGATCCTTTCGGCAAAATGCTTTAATGTATAGTTCTCATGTTTTTTATGTCTCATATCATCTGCGATATCAAACAGAGTTGCTGCATCTTTTGTGTCACTCTTACGTAGACCTCGACCAATAGATTGCAAGTTTCTTATGCGTGACTTAGATGGACTAGCAAATATAATGTTGTGAAGATTTCTAATATTGATGCCAGTACTAAAAGTACCAAAACTAGCAACAATAATAGCCTGCGTTTCCGATTCAACGATCTTACGAATCCCTTCGCGTATATCCACATCTGTTTCTCCACTTACGAAAAATACCTTTCTGTCCACTCCCACTCTGTCTGAAATGAGTTTGTGTAGAATACGACCGTGTTTGTCAACGTACTGGAAGAGAACGAGCGTGTTTCCTTCAAGTGAGACGGCAAGATTAGAGATGAACCGGTTTCTGGCATCGTTAAGGACAAGGTACTCAATCTCCTGTTGGTATGTAAAGTTCTTTGCTGCTTGGCAGATTGACTCATTATGTCTAAGAAGAAGACACTTGATTTGGAACTCAGCCAAGTGCTTTGCATCCATAAGTTCTTTCGTTGTGATGACTTTGCGAACGGTTCCAAATAACCCTTCAAGTACAAGCTTGTGAGTCTTTGTTCCATCAAGGGTACCTGTAGTTCCAATTCTATACTTTGCATTTGTCAATCCTGTCATAATATCTATAAGAGATTTAGCTTTGAACAGATGCGCTTCATCACCGATCACAAAATCAAAGTCAGCAAAGTACTTCTTCGGCATCTGATAGATAGACTGCCAAGTTGAAATAGTCAGAAACTTGTCGCTAGACTTTTCTTGACCCTGATAGATTTTATGTATGTTGTCACTTACGTTCCAGCCATTCGTCTCACTGTAGTCTTTGAAATCGCTTGTCAACTGTTCTACGAGAGAAACAGTTGGTACGATAATCAAACCTCGTTTCAGTCCTTTATGTTCCAAAAAACGAGCCAGAAGATAGATAATAAGAGACTTACCACTTGCAGTGGGGCTAAGTAGTAAAGCTCTCCTTGTACGAATTGCGTGAACGAATGCATCCAACTGGTAATCTCTTGGAGCATGTTTCGGCCTTAACTGTTCTACAAACTCTTTTGCTTCTGTTAACGAAAACTCTTCATCATAGTCTTCATTTTCATAGTTCCAATCATAACCACGTTCTTCACAAAACTTTGCAATCTCAGGAACAAGTCCACGATATACTTGTCTCTGTCTTGTATCAAACAACCTGATTTTACCGTCCCACAACTTTGCTCTATATTGTGGTGTGAATTGATATCCTGGAACCATGAAAGTGAAATGTTCTCTCAGTTCGTAGGATACTCCTTCTGTACATTCAACACGAACGAAAGCTTCGTCCTTGTTATGAATAATAATTTTACTGTCCATTACGTTTCAAAACTTTCATATGGCTGTCGGAGTAATTCTTTTTACCCTTGTAAGGACCTCTCTTCTTACCTTTAGTTCTCTGTCTAGCCATACTTATCTTTCTTCTGGAATCTTCGCTATGTGTTCTACCATACATTGGATTACCTTCACCCGAAAAAATTTCTTTCATCTTCTCTACGTGATCAGCCGACAGTTTTTTACCTTTGCGGGCTTCGCTCATCTTTTGTATCGTATCTTTTGATCTCTTCTTACCTTTCCAAGGTGAAGCTTCACTCATCTTTTTTCTAGTGTCTTCAGACACTTTCTTTCCTTTATGTGTCTCACTGATAACTTTTGATATGATTTCTTGTTTGGATATCATTTTAGATAATCCTTTCCAAGCAAGTTCATCTTCCCAATGAGCAAATTCTTTCCATAGTTGCCTGTGAAGTTCGGCGTGTTCTTCTATTGTCACTTCAATTAGGTTGTTTTTTTCATCAGTACCTCCCATATGTTTCGGTATGATGTGGTGTATATGTTTCATCAATTTCCTCCGACATACTTCTCCCAGTCAATGATTGATCGAACTTGAAAAGTTCTGTTGTTCAGTTCTTTGAGTACCGATTTGCAGAAATCTGTAATCTCTTCATGAAGAGACTTTTTCAGTAGTATGTTGTTCAGCTCTTTATCTGAATCTAGATATACGGATATATCTGCTCTCAATATCTTTTTCGTCATAGGCTCATAACCATACTTTTGAAGGTCTTCTGGATTATTTAGATCACCAGAATAGTAACTAAACTTCACTCTTCTCAATTCCTGATACTCAGACATCATCTTTTTCACAACAAGATTATGGTGTGTCATAATGCGAAGATACTTTGAATGAAGAGAAGGAATTTTTTGCAGTTCTTTGCTAGGTTCAGTCAGATCAATAGAACTATCTTTTGACCATTCATCCATCAAGACATCAATGTTCACTGGGGGCTTCATAATATAACTCCAATTAAATAAACCAAATTCTAAGATAGAACTCAGTTTATGTCAATCATATTCTTTCGATTTCAAAGTAATCGTATCGAATACCTAGTTCAGATGTGATGACATTATCTGCCGTTTCAGATGTACTAAAAGTAACACCACTTAGAGATACTGGATGGCAGTTACGAAACTTGAAACGAACATTTGGTATATTAGCATTTGTATTGATAGTGAGAATACCATCATAGTATAAAGGATTATCTGGATTGTAGTGTTTAGCATACTCTTCAAACTTGGTAGGTATAGCAACGCTGCGAAGCCAGTTATATGTTTCTTCCCATACTCTCAAGTCTTCATCAACAAGAAATGACATTGTTAACTGATCATAGTCTAGTTTCAATCCGTGACGATAGATGTCTGAGAATGGATTCAATTGAGTTATAGCAGAAACTGAAACGCTCGGCATGGTAACAGTCTGACAGAAGTATCTTGCAAAAGATAAGTTAGGTATGACAAACGTATACTTTGTTGGTTGCAGAAAACTTGTGTTTTCTGGCGTTCTCATTACTATGTTATCTTTTGTCATTCGTCATTATCTTCTTTAACAAATAGATGAGATGCACCAGGATGCCAAGTACCAGAGTATGATTTCCACTTCTGTTTGGCTTTATCACGAGACTTTGCTGCCTTCACGATATCTTTTGGATCTTTTTTACCTAGTTTAACATCTTCATCATTGTTGAGACGTTGACGCACTAACCATGTTACTGCTTGTAGTTGATGCGGATGTAAGTAGTTAGCATCACCAAGCTTCGCACCGTTTCTCTGATTAACATGATCGGCAGCTTGAATATAAGCTTGCTTCACTCTGTTGTACTTCTTCTTTGTCTTCAGTCCTGCTGCACCAAAAGCTGCGTCAGTAATTCTTGCACCTGATGCAACTGAGTGTGCGTGTCTATCGATAACAACTTGAGGATCGCTTGGGTCTTTATCTCCTCCATGATCGATTAGATGAGCGAAGGCTAGGGTTTTCTGTCCTTTGATAACTTTGTTGTAATGCTCACCACTCAACAAACGTTCTGCCGCTTGTCTTTGTAGATCACCAGCAAAAGTTCTTCCGTACTTGTAGTATGGCTTCTGCTTCTTACCACCGAGGGCTGTCTTGCGTCTTGCAACTCTAGAAGCATCAATCATATTATTGTGCCAGTCTCTCTGAGGAGAATAGACAGATGTTAAGCCAGCAACAGTGTGATGAGGAACTCCTGTTGTCTTAGATACCGATGCTGTATACTCTTGTGCATTTTTGTACCAATTTTTACCATTATGCAATTCAGCCTTTGATGCTTGATCATAGTGATTGACGATGTTCATAAAATCTACTGGGTGCTGTTCATGCCATCTTTGACCTGGATGTAGATTTTCTCCAGCTTCGGCTATTAGCATATATTCTAAAAATGATAACATATGATGAGTCCTGAGTTGTTTATTCTATTTATATAAAAAAAGGGCAGCATTGCTGCTGCCCAGTTTGTACTCTTTGTTCTTGCTTCTTATTAGGTAAGATTGCGAACTCTGAATAGTCTGTAGTACTGATTTGTACGATCAGCGATGACACCAAGACCAGGTGAAGCGTAGTCGTAACCACGTGCAAATGGATTTGCTACCATGCCGTAACGTGTCTTGAAGCCGATCTTTGGCTGGAATGTATCCTGACCAATAGCACGAACCATCTGTAGAGGAACGTATGGGCAGTAGAATAGACCAGCGTCATAAGGAGAAGTACCCTTATAACCAACGCAAGCAAGTTCGTCACCAGATGAAGAACCACCGAAGTAAGGATCGATGTAGACCTTCACACGACCGTGCATTGTACCAGCGAATGTGTTACCTGTATCATCAACCTGTAGATTAACGTTTAGAGCAGGTGTGTAGTCAAGAACGCCAGCCATAGCAAGAGCAGAAGCAACGTCAGAAGATACTAGAAGGATGTTACCCTTACCACGTCTTGTTGCCTTTGCGATAGCGTTACATTCACGTTCGATCTGGAACACAAGACCCTTGAACTTTTCAACAGACCAACGGCCGTTTGAGTCAGTATCAAGATCGAATGTACCGGCGGTTGTTACACCGTACTGGGCACCTACAACAGCAGATGTGTAAACAGTTCTTACAACTTCACGATTGATTTCAGCAAGAATTTCTGTTGAAAGAATGTTTGCAAGCTCTGTTTCAGCATCAAGACCGTGAACAGCCTTAAGATCCTGTGCAAGTTCCATTGTGTATTCAGCCTTTAGAGCGCGTGAACGTGCTGTGACTGTTACCTTTTCAATGCTGAAAGCCATTTCAGCAAAAGCGTTACCTGATACGCCATCACCTAGAGCTTCAGCTTGAGTTGTTGACATACCCTTAGCTGTTGTGTATGCACCAGTATTTGCTGTGTTTGCAACTGGGTTTGTACCAACATGACCGCCTGTACCTGATAGACCTGAAGATGCGTTCTGTGATGAGAATGCAGTATCTACTTCATTGAAGAATGTTTCAGCGCCTGACTGATTTGTATAACGTGAGCGCATAGCAAAGATAAGTCCTGTTGGACCTGTCATTGGCTGAACACCTGCGATATCATAAGCAATCAAGTTAGGAAGAGCACGGCGAACCAAGCTGATAAGAATTGGATCGTATGCGGCGATAGCAGAGTTACCACCAGATGCATTACCGAGACCACCACCGTAGTTAGTTGGAGCAGCTTCATTTAATACACGGCTTTCTTCTGCCATTGCACGTTCTTGGTTTTCCAAGATCATAGCAGTTACGGCACGACGATAAGGATCTTTAATCTTACCGGCACCTTCGTGATCAAGAACTGGTGACCACTTATGTTCTAAATTTTCTGAAAGATACATTTTTGTTATCTCCTTTAATCTTTCTTTTATTATATTTATAATTCTTTATTACTTAGGAAGAGTTCTACCAAGTGTTTGTACGTACTTTGCCATAGGACCTGATAGTTCTTCATTAATCATGTTTCTACCATCTGATACCGATTCAACAGAATCAAGAACTCTGTCTGACTTTACAGATGAAGAGAAATAGTTTTCTTTTAGAATATTCAATTTCTGTGCATATTCATTCACACTAGAATATTCAATGCCTTCAGCCAATGTCTTAAGCTTGTCTGCTTGTGTAACTGTTAAATCTTCACACACATCAACTAAAATTTCGTTTGTCTTTGACTCATTAAGCATCTTGCTTAGAGCAACATTGCGTTCAATTTCTTCATTGAGTTTATCAGTCAACTCTTCGACCTGATTACCCATTTCTTCAAGAACATTGATCTTATCTTCTGGAATGTCGATATAATTTTCAGTGAATAGATTACGAAGACCTGAGATAAAATCTTCTGTTAGTTCTGTACGAAGACCTGCTTCAATAGCAATTTCGTTGTCAGATGTCCACTGTTCAACAACATAGTTGAGATAGTCATCAACATTTGATGTTAGACCTTCTTCAAGTGACTGAACTTCTTCGGCAAGAGCGGCAGCATATGCTTCTTCAAGAACTGCAAGTTCTTCAGCAAGCTTTAGCTTTACGGCAGCTTCGAAGATTGTTGCAGCTTTTTCTTTGAATTCTTCTGAAAGTTCTTCGCCAGCAAACAATGCATCCATTGCTTCTTGCATGTCAATTTCGTAGTCTTCAAGTTCTTCAGAAATATCATCTTCAAATTCTTCTGATACAAGTTCAAAGTTTTCTTCAATTGCTTCTGCGATCTGATCTTCATCATAACCTTCAGCAACAAGAGCATCAATGAATGATTCTAGCTCTTCTGAGATTTCAATTTCATCATCTTCTTTTAAAGCAACTCTACCAGCTTTAGCTTGCATGGCTCTTTCTTTTCTTGCCATTTCTGGTCCAAGAGCTTGAGATACGGCACTAATTTCACCGCCACCCTTCATTTCTTCAAGCTTACGATTACGATTTGTTGATACTGCTTTACGACCAATATCACCAACAGCACCTTTGCTCTTAAATGTTCCTGAAGAACCTTTTGCTTTACCTGATGGTAAATATGTCACTTTTCTTCCTGCTGCTTTAAATGCAGCCGTTGCCTTTTCACCTTCTTCACGTTCTTGTGCTTTACCTTCTTCTAGTGTATCACCATCTTCATCAAGCTCTTCAGCAATTGAACCCATTGGTTCTGCTGGTCTTGCACCTGAAGTTGGTTGACTCTTATCTTTTTTGACAGCGCCAGAGGCAGCAGCACCAACATTTGAACCTTCGCCAGCAGACTTAGGTGCATCTGCAACAAACTGTGCAGAACCTAAAGACTGTGCTGGATCAGAATATGCTGAACCTGGTCTTAAAGTTGCAGCAAGAGCAGTATTCTCATTCATAAGAATTGCCTTTGCTGTTTCAGTAAGTGACTTACCCATATTAGATTACTCCTTGTTTTAATATATTTATAATTTTTAAAGTTTTGAAAGATAATTCTTAAACACTTTCAATGCTACATCTTCAATATCATGTCTAGATGATTCACGAAGTAGTTTTTGAGCGCGTTCTTGATGAACTGCCTTCCATCCTTGATTAGTTAAAATCCATTCAGCTCCTTCCATAATACCTTGTACAAAAGCATCTGGTGCAGAAGGATCTGCGACGATATCTGCCGCTGTGGCAAGATGAAAATCGTCTTGAACGAGTTGAAAGCCGTTGGATGGCTTAAGAGACCCTACGCCTCTTGTTGAGACACCTAGACTTGCTCCACCATCAAGCAAACTCTTCACAATTTTTCCATTAGGAGTATCTAAGATTTTTGCCTTACCGATAAAGTTGTTACCATCTGGCATAAGACTTGTGATCATGTGTGATACACGATCCAAGTTAATTGTTGGTGAGTCAGGATGACCTAGTTCACCAAAAGCTCTATTCTTCATTACATAGTTTTGATTATATCTATCAACTTCTTTTGTTAATACATGGCGTGGATATACACGACCATTACGGTTTTGCTTTTCAGCTTGCATAAAGATGCCTTGAATAAAAGCTTCTTTTTTACCGTTTACTTCTTCTGTTATGTACTGAACATTCAGCACTTCTTCTTTGATCAGTTTCATCTGTTACAGTCCCAGTGATGCTCTTTTGCGTATTGATTTTTGTCTCTTCATAAGAGTTCTTGTCATCTTTGATCTGCGCTTGATTTTACCACGGCGTTGACCTAATTTTCTATTTCGTCTTTCAGCAGGTGACATTCTTTGTAACTGTCCACCTGATACTTTGTATCCTTCAACATTAGATACTTTCTTGCGGCGTTGAATTTTACCACCGCGAATACGTGCTTTTATGATCTTTACTCTTGCTTCGTCTAGTTTTTCTTCACCGTCCATATAATCAGCAACGGAGTTTAAGTAGTCAGCAGCTTTTGTAATTTTTGATTGCGTCCAAGCTTCAAGTTCTTTGTTACCTTTAACTTTTGACATAATGCTTTTAGCATCTTTTGTTATGGCATTTAGTTCTGAACGAGCCATAGAACTCTCTTCACCAGATTCTTCTTCTTTCAAGTTGTTCTTAGGCACAATTGTTTCATTGCTTGGTGTTGTCTTGTAGTGAGTGCTACCAGGTTTCTGTTTTGGTAAACCTCTTTCAACAGACAAACTATCTTCTTTTGGATCTACAGCTTCATCGATACCATCTTCTTCAAGAACATCAGAACGAAGCTTCTCAGCACGAGATGGACCAATTATTCCCATCTGTTCAGACATCTTTGCTGCCACAGATTTCTTCATCTCAAACAGTTTCTTTTCCATGATAAGTGTGATATTCTCTGAGAGAATTTCGTTTGCAGCATCATAGTTTCTATTCTTGATATTTGAGATGATACCACTCATGTTATGATACTCTATTGAATGCATATGGGTCAGCAGTTTGACCTGCATCATAATCACGACTGTCTTTCTTTAGATCAAGGAAAATTGTGATGGCATCACCAAACACAACATTAGCAGTGCTAATTAAAATATCACCTGTAGCATTTGCTTCTGGGTTAGAGATTACCGCGCCATCATTTTCAAAGTTGAAATCAACAGAAGTTGATCCAAACACGATGATTTCTGAATTTCCGTCGCCTTCCCATTTCAAACGAATAGAACCACTAGTTCTACTATATGCTTTGATCTTCTTTATGGTAGTTCTGTAATTTGATTTTGCGTGTGTATTAGAAGACATAATGTATCCATTTGCATTTAAAGAAAACGCAAGGTTAGATGCATCAACTAATCGAGTATTTGCTTCTTGTGTACCATCTGATAGAATGATGTACTTAATTAAAGCTCTTTTATTAGAATCAATTAGCTTTTGTTCTCTTATTATGTTTGCCATCTCTTAGTGCCTTACCGCAAATGTTAAAACTTTATTGAAAGAAGTTGCACTTTCGTTTAACATTTCTTCCATCTTTTTCTTGTTCTTCTTGTTCATAGACTCATGTAATGAAACAATCTTTTTTGCTACAGTGTTATTTATCGTAATTGCCTGCTCACCAATTACAATTTCTTTCTCTGTTATATTGTTTTCTAACATGTTTTGAATAGTGTGATAAACAGATTTTTGTTGATCTTGTTGTCTAAGCATTGCTTGATTTGCCTGACGACCAATTCTTTCCAGCCATCTTTGAACGGCAGCATCAGCAGAACTTGCTTTAGATACACTTACTCTAGGTCTTCTTCTGAAGTTATATACTGGTTTAGCATTTCCACTATTATCTTGTGTGGTCATAGCTGAACCAACATCTTCATCATCTTCATTTCTTGAAGTGAACTCTCTAAGCATTGCTTGGTTAGCTTTACGATCAATAATACGGCTCCATGTGTCTATAGCAGCACGATTAGTTACTGCTGTAGGTACAGAGACAGACGGCTTCAAACCAAACTGATAGTTTGGACCTGGATCTTTTGAACCTGGCGGTAAAGAAGGTAAAGAGATATCGGGCATACGGAATCTACCACCTCTTGATCTACCTGGTCTACGATTTTTAGGTCCAGATGATCTTCTCTTATCAGCATCTCTTTGTTTCTTATCATCTTGTTTTTGTGTTTTAGACGACTGCTGTGCATTAGCTTGTGCAGTAGCCTGTGCAAGAGCCTGCGCGGGGGCCTGTGCATTAGCTTGTGCTTGTACTTGGGCAGACTGCTGTGCGCTCAACTGTCTTGACAAAGGACCAACTTGTGTAGAAACAACTGGTTCTTTTGTCGTAGATATTTGCGGCACTGGTCTATCTGGTGCATTCAAGAAAGATGTTGTTGGTCTTCTAACTCCCGCATCTTTAAACATGGTTGCCGCGGCAGCAGCATCGCGCTTTTTTATTTGCTTTGCTAAATCTTGATTGCCACCAGGTTCTCTTGCAGTAATTCTCTTTGTTGCTTCTTTGTCTTTCAACCATTGAACTTCTGGAGCATTTGCAGGTGTAGCATCAGAGATAGCACCAATTAATGGATTTCTGTTGATACCGAACTTGAAAAGTTTTCCTATTTCAGGACCAACTCTTTTCAAGATAGAAGGTACACCTGATTTACCTTTTACCTTATCAGGTTTCACTTCAGCATTCTTACGAGCTATTCTTTCTTGCGCTGCTTTTTTATATTGTTCTCTTCTATTGTCTGATCTAGCTGGTTTTTCTTTAGCATCTACAGGCGAAACTCTTTTTGTTCTGTCTATCTTTTGTTGAAGATTTTTCAGTTCTTTACGAACACTAGGTTTCTTCTTGAATACGTTTTTTTCTTGTGGGAATTGAAGAATAGTAGCCGATTTTTTTGTAATATTATTTGTATTGATATTTCTTTGTTGGTTATCAGAAAAATCATACTTCAATGCTGCTTGTTCTCTTAGAACTTCTACACGATTTTTAAAACTCTCTTCGAGTCTTCTTTGTTTCCATACACCACTTGCAGCATCAGCCGTTGGTGAAAAACTTGTTGGAGCAGTTGTTTTCTTTGGTGCTTGTACTTTAGGTATATCAGAGAACTTTGGTTCTATCTTTGGTTTCTTTACGGCGGCAGCTTTCTTTAAACGTGACTTTATACCTGAGTATGTTCCTAAGTTTATCAAAGCTGCGCTCAATGGATTTTTAGAAGCAAAAGTACTTCTTAGCAAATATTTTTTGATCTCTGGCAAATCTGCCATAGTCAAATCTTTTCTCTTACTGATAGGAATTTCTTTTCTTCTTTGAGATGCAGGTCTTCTCTTATCATCATCTGACATTTCTTCATTGACAGCCATTACATGATTACCGCCATACGGTATAGAGACATATCTATCTATTGATTGAGCATAATATAATGCAACTTTTTGATGATCTGGATACACTCGAATAGCCTTACGCTTCAATATGATTACTGGAGGAAGTTCAGAATCTGATGGTTGATCTTTTTTACCTCTTGGATCATACTTTGAAAGATAATCTTCTTTTGCTTCCGATAACTGATCATTTGAGAACTGAACGATGAGTGACTCTAAAAGATTTGTTATAAATCTTTTTTCAGAACCACTCATCTTGTCAGCAGAACTTTCAAGTATCTTTTTAAGTACAGGAAGTTTTCTTTCTTCAAACAAACCAGCTTCAACCAACGCATCAAGATTGCGTTGGTCTCTATGTGACTTATCAGTAATAAAATCGTATGATTCTCTGATTTGTTTGAGATTTTTCATAGTGTATTAGTCCTTCTTCATCTTACGAGCAACCATCTTCTTTTTTGGTATTATTGCTGGTCCGCTCATTTCACGTTCGTTTTTATCATCATCTTCCATATCTTTATCTTCATACACTCTTTTTGCACCGATCTGAGTCATTCTAGCACCTTGATCATCTATCTTTGCTGTTCCGATAGGTGCACCAGAACCAAGTCTTGATATAGATACCGTAGACTGACCATAACCTGTTTTTGGTTCATTTACGGTGCTTGCTACCATTTTTCCACTTCCATAACCAGGAACAGTACCGGATACTGTACCAGTTTGTGCGCTTCTGCCGCCCATGTTAAAACCAGGACGACCAAATGGTCTCTTTTCCATTGCACCAATACCCTGAGATAATTGTGATGCCTGAACTGGTGATAGTTGCTGTTCATCTAGCTGTGCAAAGTAAGACTGAGCAATATCAATCTTTTTTTCTTCTAGCTTCTGAACTGCTTTTTCCATCAAGGCACTTGTGAAATTTTGGCGCATTTCATCAAGATTACCTGTTATGATATTTGATAATGCTTGTTTGATGTTATTCATTTTCTTCTCCGAAATAGACTTTGAAATATTTATATTTCTTCTACTAGCTGACAATAAAACAGTGTAATAGGCAATTGTGATCCTGATCCTAAGAGTACATCGCTAGGCAATGAGTGAGGCCCTGATACAACTACAATCTTTGATCCTCTTGGTAACATAGTTTCCATTTCACCAGACTGTGTGAAGGCTTCTGTATAGATCGACTTCTGTCCTTGCCCTATATCAATTTGCAATAAAGTAACAGAAGACATCTGTGCTTCTTCTGTTGCAGATTCGATACATACATTGTAATCAAGAGATGTTGAAACATATCCTCTGAAGACATATTCACTGTTCATTTCTATCTGAGAAGGATTATATCTACCACTCAAACAAGTATAAACTGAGTAATTGAAAGGTGCTTGACTGTCTTCAAACAGCACATCAATTTCATCTACCATCTGAGTAACAAATCCTGCTAACTCTTCATCTGTACTAGGATCAAAACCTTGATATAGATATGTGTTAACAACTTCAAAGTCAGAAGAAACAAAATCGATAAGAGTATTTATTTCCATCGAATCATACATTGAATCGTTGTAAAACTCTTTTAGAGCTTGATCAACTTGCATGACCATATTACTCTCATCACTAAGAATTTTTTGGTCATTTTGAGTTCTTTTGTAGACTGTGTTTGTATATTGATCAGCTTGTTTTTTTAGTTCGTCAGTCTTTTCGTTCTTACCGCTTACTGAAGCTTTATAGTAATTTGCATACATGTCTTGCTGATTAGTGAAAGAAACAAGATTATCACCATCAAGAAGATATGCTATTGATCCTTGATTATCAGCAAATCGACCAAATCCAACATATGTCAAACCCATCTTCTGAGCTTGTGACATTGCTTTAGATTTAGGTTGATCTAGTATCTGTGATGCTAAAGATTCTTTTAAGAACTCATCATACTTGAGCATTCGCAGGCTCCATCGTATCATTCACAAAACGTTTCTTACTGGGTTGTGCCAATGGATTTGTTTGGTTTTTACCCATACCTGTTTGCTGTTCTGGTGCAACACCAGCACTTGCTGCTTTTAGACTTTCAGCAGGTGTAGGTGGCGGAACATTTGCTGGAACTCCACCAGCGCCAGGCATAGTATTACCAAACTCATCTGTTGGCATATTTTGAGATGCTTCTTGATTGATTTGCTCTTGCATCTCTTCAATTTCTTCATCATCCATCTGAAGGATGTTTCTGCGAACCCATTCCATAGAGTAGTAACGTCCTACATATGGATCAATAAGCTGTAGTGTTTGAACACGATTTTGAAGAAGCTCTGCTTCTTTCAGTTCTGTAAAGTTGTTATCTTTCTTGAAGTCGTACCATAGTTCTTCTTTGAATTCTTTCCACTCATCTTCGGTACAAATCTTCTTGAGAATGCACTGCACTCTAAGAAGATCATCAAATAGAGTAGAGAACTTGCTACGAAGACGATTGACAAATTTGGTAAATTTCAATTCGTCTCTAGTAATTTCTGTCGTGCGACCTAGTGAAAATCCTTGTTGCTGTTCAAGTCTTGAGATAGGAACACCAAGAGCCTTATATAGCTTCTTTTCAAAGTACTTAACGTCTTCTAATTCACCAAGGTTCATACCACCAGGAAGTGTTGTGATTTCCGTACCTTTACCACCTTCTCTACGTGGCAACCAAAAATCTTCAAGCATTGAGAGATGTTTGCGGTCGTCTTTGATTTCACCTGTGCTGGAATCATATACTAGCTTGTTACGATACTTGACCATAACATCACGTAAGTATTGTTCAGCTTTGATTGTTGGCATGTTACCAACATCAATATAGAATACTCTGCGCTCAGGTGCGCGAGAAAGTCTGTAGATAACTGTTGCGTCTTCGACCATGCGAAGCTGATTGAGAGGTTTGATAGCCTTGTGTAGATAAGAGAGAACCATAGCTCTCTTTGAATCCATTAGACCTGAATTGACATTTACAATAGCATCTAATGTGATCTTTGTGCCAAGTTGTGAATGGGCGCCGATCATACCTCTTTCATTATAGAGGTAATACTCTTTGATCTGCTTGATAACTTCCATTCCACTGTTTGGATCTTTTGTCTTCTGTACTTCACGAATTTTGCGAATTCTGCGAGGGTCAATGTACCTGATTTCTTGAATGCCCTTCTGTGGCGACTTGTCATCAATGACGATATGATAGAATATTCTACCGTCAATGTACCATCTACGAAAAATATCATGACCCATATTACCAAAATCAAGTAGCTTCAGAATCTGATCAAATTCATCTCTGATTTTTTTCTTGATAGCATTGGATTCTTTTATTTCATCTGTGTTAAGTTCAACACCGCGTTCTTCATCGTCATTGACAATAGCTTCATTGACAATTTCGTCTATAGCAGTTTCAAGTTCTGGCTGCATAGACATTTCACGGTATCTTGTGATGAGTTCGATTTCATTACGAACAACGCCATCTAGATCAACATATGTGCCATAGTAAGCACCCGACTGAATGGTTACGGCACCATCGTCGGTTGTTGGAATAGCAAACGATTTGTTACGTTCGTCTTCTTGTTGATTTTTCTTACGGCTTATTTCAAAACCGAAAAAGTTTACGGCCATTATTCACTCCGAGAAAGCGGCGGGGATTTCTCCCCGCCTTTGTTAATAATATAATTAAGCAACAAAACCAACTGGTGCGGTTGCGGCTGGTACTTGTGGTTGATCATTATCAGTTGTATTTGCTGGATAATCTTCCCACCACTGATATGCAAATGTGACAGCAAACTCTTCAATTGTATCGTTTGCGCCCCAATCCATTTCAATAGGACTTAAATCAATTGGGAATATACCAACAAATTTGTAACTCTTTTTTCCAACTTCTGGTCTATCAGCATTAGCTTTACCATACTGAGTAATATATGCGATAGATTGATATGAAGCAGGACTTACACGATTAGGATTACGAATATTACCAACGTGAGAGTTTAGGTCGCTCATCCACTTTTCCATGGAATTGCGTACAATAAAATCTTCATCATTGATAATAGTTACTGTCCATTCAGTAAATGTTCTATTACCTGCAAACTTCAGTTCACGACCAAAATAGTTAACAGGAATCTGATTTACAGTTGAACCAGGTAACTGAGCGGCTCTACACATAAACGAAAATTTTGTTCCTACAGTAACAGGCAAGCCTTCAATTCTACATTGAAATAGATTAGGACGAGCGCCGTCACCAACCATTTGTGATCTAAAATCTGAAACATTAAAAGCCATTTAAATTACTCCTTTTCTTTATTTATGTTCATTTTTGTCATATTAGAATCTACCTACGATTTCTTCGAAGGCAACACCAGTTCTAACAGCTACGAAGTTAAGCTGAATAAAGTTGATGCTTCTAGCTGGCTTAATGTAAATATCACCGATAAACTCGTTTCTATCGATAACTTCAGGAGTATTATTTGTAGTATCGCAAACTACTCTGTATGCATAGATACCACGACGACCTTGAACGTCACGTAGATATGGTTCTACAAGACCAATGAACTGTGAGCGTGTGAACTCATCGTTGAATTCGAACAAGCTATACTTGGCTGCTCTTGCAATTGCTTTTTCAAGTACAATAAACAAGCGACGAACGTTGATACGATCAAATGCTGATGGACGAGTAAGCATTGTCTTATCACCATAAAGAACTGTGCCTTCGCCTGGGAATGAAACGACAGGATTGATACCGCTCTTATATAGTGTGTCACGATCAGTCTTATCTGGATTCCATGCAAGCTTTACTACGTTCTTGATTTGACCGCGATTGAAACCTGCTGGTGAATACCATGGATCACGATCTTGATCTGTTCTTACACATAGACCAGCGATGTCACCATTAAGTGGCACCCAACGATACACATTACTGTACTTGTCAAACTGATACTTCCAACCTGAATCCATTACAGCATATGATGTTGAAGGTAAATCATTTCTAAATGCTACAGATAAATCAGCTTCACGACCATACCTATTAACGACAGATGTATATGGTGGTGAAATAAACGCTACGCAGTCTTTACGTGTTTCAACAATGTTATCAATAACATGTCTAGAAACTGTATTTGATGCTGCACCTGTTATGATGAGAGAAATATCTGTTTCTTCAGCGTTCTTAAAACGATCATAACCTATAATTAAATCAGCATCTGTTGTGTTTACTGATGCACCATTTTGCAACGTATATGAATATATTGCACTTGAAGTAAATGTTGTGTTTTGAGCTGTATTACCCCAACCAACAGAAGTTTCTGCATGATTAGTTATGTAAATATATCTTGATTTATCGTTAATCACATTTACGTAATAGTTAGATGAACCATCATCGTTCTTTGCATCAACAGCTTTAGAAACATATGAATACTTTTCAAGAACAGTATTTGGAGCAGCAAAAGTGCCTTTTTGATCAATGACAAGTATGTGCATTTCGTCCCAACGGCCGCCGCGAGTATTTGCGTAACCTGATGTTAATGGAATAGAATCAAATTGGTTTGCAAAGTTTATTGATGTGTTTGAACCCCATATTGTAAATGCGTTCGCATTTGCGCCATTAGCAAAAATTTCAATTCTTAGACCGTTACCTGCATCACCAGCATAACGTGCAGTGATCACATTGATTCCGGCGTTTGAGAGGGTTGTAAAAGGATAATTCCAGTTTGCATTATAATCTTCTTCATTTGCAATTAACACACCTGTATTGCCGCTAGTAGAATTTCTATCTGATACTGTATTAGAAGTACGAACGACCTTAAGATCACGACCGTATGCCAAAAAGTTAGCTGCGGTAAACCATGTTGCGATAGCATTTGCGTCTCCTGTAGGCTTACCGAAAGTCTCTACAAGTTCATTTTCATTAGAAATAGTAACGATTGTATTTGAAGGGCCCCATGCAAATCTTGCTGCAATTGCACCTTGCGTAGTTCCAACTGACGGAACTATAGTTGTAAGGTCAAATTCAGTTACATTTACACCTGGTGACAGTTGAAATGCCATATTGTCTCTCCTTTAAAAGTGGATTATTATTCTTTATATTATTTAGAAAAATGACGATTTATAGTCTATCTGACCAGTTTAAATCGCTCCAAGGATATCTCTTGTCGATGTCTTCAAACCATACTGTACCTTTTTCATCCACTTCCATTTTAGGAGTATATCTATCAAGTCCATCATCTATGATCGGCAAAGGAGTCAAATCGGAATCCATCAACTGCAATTGTTCTTCTTGCAGAGTTCGACGGATATCGTTCTTGATGTTTTCTTTAAAGTATCTCTGGGCGGTCAACCAGCCAAAATGCACTAAAGTCATGGCAAGATCGTCGTTGTTTCCTTCTTCTGCTTTGAATGTCTTCTTGTCTGCTGAGAATGTAGTTAATTCCATGATCGTCTCAGCATCATGAATGATGAGTTTATCGCTCTCAACCAAAGTTTTTAGATTAGCACAACCGATATTCTTTGTCTGTTGTGAGGTTCTGATACCATAAGCAATTCTCTTTTTAAAACCTGGTGTTTGCTGCTGACCTTGTTTGCCTTTGACTTCAATCTTGATGAGATTTTCATATGCAATTTCATGGTGTAGAATTTCAGAAACTTGTAGTCCTATGCTATTGATCTCTACCAGTACAAATGCTTCATTGTAGTATCTTGCATGATTTACAATGACAGCAGGATAAAGCATAGGTGATATCTTGTTGTTTCGATATTTGGCAACCTGTCGGTACGGTATCTCAGTAACGTCTATGATTGAAAATGTTGAGTTGTCCAAGTTCAAACCTTCAGCAACATCTACAGTCATGGTATATGTATGATCTTTGATAGGTTCTTCATAGATATCCAGAAACCCTTCTTTACGTATAGGATTCTTAAAAGCAAGTGTTCTTAGCTTGCTAGGATGAATGAGTGTATTTGTAGAACCAATAAATTCACACTCAAATTCTTGTCTGAACTGATCGGCTGAAGTGTTACGGATTGTCAGTTCTTTCCATGCTTGGTCACGACCTGGCACCATACTCCAGTGAATTTCAATAGGTATATAATCACTTCTCTTCTCAGTTGCTTCTACCCACATACGATAGAACAAGTTCAGACCGTTTGGTGTAGAAACAATGATAACTTTTGTTGTGTTACCAGATGAAATGGTAGGATACGTAGACATGAAGAATGCTTCAGCAATGTTATTTGGAACGAACGCAAACTCGTCTAAGAAGATAACATTGAATGATCTACCACGAACAGATGAACCAGATGTTGAATCAGCAATTGCGCGTGAACCATTAGCCAACTCAATAGAACCTTTGTTCCATTCTTTGACGCCTTGCTGTAGAAAGCGAGGAAGATATTCAAAGGCAAGCTGAAGTCTGCCCATAATTTCACGAGCAGTTGAAGACTTGTTAGCAAGAATAGCTATATTGACGTTTTCATTGAACAGAATGTAGTGTAGCAGAAATGCAACAGATGTTGTAGTCTTACCTACCTGTCTAGGCAACTTACAGATAGAAAATCGGTTCTCATGGAATGTTGTGAGCATTTCTTTCTGAAAGTCCCACATGCGGAATGGCATAAGACCATGATCGACGTTGATAATACGCATGTACTTGGTAGCAAAGTAAACAGGATCTTCCATGCACTTGGCAAACTCATCACGCTCAATCTGTGTAAAAGCATGTTGGTAATCTTCTTTTGGTAAATTAGGATTACCTTTGTAACCATTATTAAACATCTGTGTCAGTCTTTTCTATCGTTCTTTTTGATTTCTTCATAACGATCATTCAGCTCTTTCATCTTTTTACGAAACTCATCACTGTCGATCAATTTTCTACCAAGAGCTTTTTCAATCTTGGCTAGTGGTGACACATAACTTTTGCCATATGCTTCTTTTACTGTACCTTTGATTACATGGACAGCCGCTGTTCTTCCTCTTCTGTTCATTGATGTCAATCTGGTATTACCACCAACATTATGTTCTATAGTTTTGCCTGAAAGAGGATCTTTAACTCTAAGTATTGTAGGTGATGTTTGAACTTTGCTTCTGCTTTTCTCTGCTCTTGCAACTCTTTCAGGTGTTAGCTGAGATTTAGCTGTATCCCAATCTTCTGTACCTGTAGTGTTTTGTACATTTCGTTGTTTGAGAGTATCTTTACCATAAAGTTCTCTTGGTTTTTTAAGTTGCTTGCGTATCATATCAGGTCTATTGACAAGATTTTGCATTGCTTTACGGATAGCAGGATGCAAGAACTTTGCTGTTTTATCATGAATAAGCTGACTTGCAATTTCGCCTCCTCTAGTATCAAACTCTCTAGAGAATTCTCTAGATTGTTGCGGAGCTTCTAATGAACGCCATGATTCTTTGATCTCTTCTGGATTATATCCCCACTCAAGATGAGAATCACCATTTGTATGTAAATGTTTTGCAGGAACTCTCATTGTAGCAATCTTGTATTTGCCATTTAAATTGGCTTCTCCATGTTCTTTTGCATAAGCCTTAGATGTTGTAACCCAATCACCAGGTCTTATCATTTCTCTCAAAGGATTATCACTTTTCAATGCTTTATTATACACTTCTACAGGTACAGCACGATGAATAGCAACTTTTTCATCAGGTTTATCTCTAAATCGCACAATCTTATCATGGTTTTCTTTGTCATATTCATTGCCATAATCAGAGTAATATTTGAATCCATTGTTGCTATAAAAGTCTGATGGATAAACACCATTTGATGTGACATCGTGCATAGGTGCACCACTATCAGGACCAGGAGCTTGATGTTCACCTTTATATTCTTCAGATTCTTTTAAAAACTGCTTAAGTGTTTTCATATTTAAGGTTTCCTAGGTATCTTATAAAATTTTTGAGTAATACCTTGTTCATTAGGTGGGGCTTCACCACCACCATGTTTTCTAGCTAAAGCATTATAGAGACTATCTCTGCTAGTATCTTCTCTTGATGATGAATAACTAATTCCGCTTAGTTTATGTTTATCTGCATGTTCTCTAGCTATATTAGCCACAGCAGCAATAACTTGAGGCGATCTTGTTCCCATTTTACCAGTTTTTTCTGTAGAACCTCTGTCGTAAAATACCACACGACCAACTTTATTTCTATCATGGTGAATGTGTACATCAATGTTTGTAGGTTTTTCATCTTTTTTACTAGGAACAGTAAATGAGTATCCGTGGATCTCACTATCATGAGGCCCTCTTTTAGTATTTAATATACCTTTACTTTGATATGGTAATTTAGTATCAAATAGTTCTGTTACAAATTGCTTAAATGTTTTCATTCTTCTTTTCTTTCATCTGTTTAAGTAGATCGGCAGTAGTTCCTACAAATACTGCTTTTTCTACTGTAACATTTGTTTTATCTTCTTTCTTTGTACCACGTAAGTCTTGATTTTTCTTCTGTAGATCATACAGGTCTTTAGTAATATCTGCGATAGTCTTCATTGTTGTTGCTAATACTTCATATGCTCTAGGAGATTCGGATTCTTTGGCCAAATCAGTCAAGTTTTCCATCGCAGCATTACCTTTCTCTATGAGAGATCGAAATGTGCGTCTTGATAGATTGTAGTCAGCATCAGCATCATTGAATTCATGTGGAGTATTAATTATCACTTCTCTCTTAGGTTCTATGATTTCGACTTCATTGCCGATACCAAGAGAACTTGAGATTATATCATTTGATTTTTCACTCATTCAGTTTCTGGCCATTCTGTTATTGTTGTAGTAAATCCAAAATCTTCATCTGGTTCAGCATCAATTGGATTTGGATCAATCTGTATCTGAGCAAGCTTTATCGGTGTTATATCAAAACTAGCTATATTGCAGACAGCATTCGTTGATGCTGCTCTAATAGTATTGTTTACTTTAAACTGACCTTGAGAACCACCAATAACAAGTCTGTTGGTTTCATCATGCCAACTCAAAACATATCCGTATGCGGTAGCAGTTTGATAATTAGCACCTTGATATACGATATCATTTACTTTGAAATTGCTATTTGCCAAAGGTTCTGTTGTATTGATCTTGATGATATTACCTGCTTTAAGTGATTCATCATTGTAGATATTAGCAAATACACGACGAATGATCTTGCCTGTAGAAACTGGACCGTAATAGTATGCCTTCATCGTGAAAGAAAGAGTCCATGATACATATCTTACAGCATCAAAGTTACCTTCATGCTCAATCACATTAGATACTTGATTAAGTATGATAGGAATGTCTTTGAGAAATCCCATTGTAGGTACAGAATCGATTGTCACTGTGTAGTCAGGATTAAAATATGGTAAAATTTGTTCTACAATATGTGTACCATCATCAACGTTTCTTGCGTATATCTGTAGATCGAAATTCAAGTCATACGGCACACCCATATACTGAGATGCACCACGTGAAGATGTATTTGCAATAGGATTTTTTAGCAGTGAATTTTGTTTTCTAGAAGCATCATATGAAAACCCAGTCAATTCAAATGACATTCTAGGTAGAACAACCTGTACTGGTCTCTCTAAGTCTGGGTCTGCTCTTAGTCTTGAGTAATACTTTTCTTTTGGTGCATAGACAACAGGCACTTTGAAACGTTCAATTTCAACTTCTGAATTCTTGTTAATGCGCTTCACAGTAATATTGTTGAACATATTACCAAACAATATTACATATTTGCGAGTTAATTGATGATAAAAGTAAGCATTAGATAACATTTTTACGGCATCCCGAATGGATTGATCTCTGATAGATCAATGAATGTATTAGCTTCGTTTTGTATAACGCGATTATCAGAATCATCGTATTCAATGAGATCAGACATGTCATCAAACGATATGACATTGTATCTTGTATTTGAACTTACACCAATAACGTTTATTGATGATCTTATATTGCCTGCAATATTGATAATCTGCAATATCTTTGTTCCAGGATTCCAGTTCTTCACTTCTGCCGTTGCTGAAGCATATGCAAGATTAGCACCTTGATACACAATTTCATCTTGTATGAAATTACCAGAACCTGTGCCTAAGTTCATCTCAATAGAATAAGATACCACATGTTCAATATCATCAACTTCTGCAACACCAGTATCAAAGTTTTCATTGCTGTAACGGAATGTTTCACAACGCAATTCATACATATATGGTTTTCTTTTACCAAGCGAGAAGAACATCAATTCTTCTTCTACGAACTTGATTTCAAATATCTTGTTTAACAAAGGAACATACAACAGATCACCTTCTCTTGGTCTGATTGCTGTATTTGAAGGTACATATTTTTCAAATGATCTTCTTGATACAACAAAGTTTGATGTGTCTCGAATTTCAAGACCAAACTTAGAAAAGAAGTCACCATCACCTTCGTAACCTTCTACGTTAGCCAGATACATTTCTATGGTATATGCTCTGCTGAACTTTGAATTTACGCTTTCACCAAGAACATCATCAGCGGAATCATAAACTTCTCTTGGTAGATACTTGACATCATGACCCATGATTTGAATTGATTCGATTATCAAATCTTCAAGAAGAAAATTTTCATTGATATCAGAAGGTGAAAAATTATTGAAGTATACGGAAGTTGCCATCATTTACCCCATTATGAAATTTGGAGGTTCTTCGTAGGTATCTCGTATCAACTGTTCTATCTCTTTGACTTCAGCATCTGCTTCATTGTAGATTTGTTGACCGTTCATTGTCACACCACCAGGTAACTGCATACCAGCAAACTTCTTCATGTTGTTACCCCAAATTCTCTTGATATGTGCTGTTGTCAATCTCTTCAACATACGATCATTCCATACATCAGCATATGAACTTGGATCAACTATGATAAATCCTTCAACAATCAAGTACTCTCCTACATTTGCCATAGCCCAGTTCCAATCAAGATATAGCTTGTCTGTGTGTCTATTGAATCGAATTGGTTGTTCACCTGAGAATAGCATATCTAGTGTTCTAATGTGCTGCATAGTTAAAGCATAGTTGACATATGATACTGAGGTAAAGTCATAAAGTTCATGAAGTCTTAATTGATAGCGAAGATCGAACATGTTAACGCTGGCGTTTGTCGTAGATATAGGAAATATTCGAGTGACACCAATGATGTTCTCTGTAATAGGAATGTATCCGTTTGTGATGTTTTCTTGTGTGACCTGGTGCTTCGTGTACCAGCGTTCTACACCGTCAAAATGAAAGTCTTGAAAATACTGTAAAGCGGAATCTACACAATCATCAACCTGATCGTCATCGACGTTGATATTGATGACTGGATGTCCTAGTTGTCTAAGACACCAGTCTTTGTGCTGCTCTCTTGTGGTAGGAATAGCCATTCTTAAATACCCTCTTTATAGAGTATTTATATGTATGATTTTTTACGGCTTAGGATACTTTTCTTTAACTTCTTGAATCTTTGCTTTTATAGCTTCATACTCAACTGAAGTTATGCCTTTAGCAATTGCACCTAGCTGATCACCAATTGGAGGGTACTCTGCACGGCGAAGAGCATAGTAGTCAGGACTATCTGCTTTTACTATTTCTTCTTTCAGAATAGGCACTTCTGTTTGTGTGCCTAAGATAAGATCATCAACAGTTCTTGTTTTAGGAGTTAGTGCTTCCCAAGCAGCTTCTTTTCTGTCTATGTCTGCATATACTGAAGCTTCAATATTTAAAAGTGACTGACTGACATCTTGCCCTCTTGGAATATATGCTAACCAATCATATGTTTGTCCATTGTGAACGACTTCTAGATAAGCAATGTCACGAGTTTCTGGTTCTGGTGGTGTGTAAAGTCCTTTTAGACCTATTGTCATTTTATTCTCCTAATCAGTTTTAATTATTCTTTTACCCAATACCAAAGGTCTTGCCTTGCATTCTTGATTTCAGCGTTTACTGAATTAGCAAATTCATGAACAGCTTTGTTAACACCTTCAATGCGGGCAAAGTCATGACCAATAATCAGACCGCCTTTGCGAACCTTAGGATAGTAGTTCTTACAGTCAAGAAGAACTTGATCGTATGTATGAAGACCGTCAATGAACACAAAGTCTAAACTCTCATCTTCAAAGTCATCTACAGCTTCATCAGAACTCTTGTATATGTGATCATACCTTGATTCAAAAGGTGATGTCTTTTTCAACATTTCATTCTTGTTCTTATCGCCAGCAGGTTGATTTCCATCCCAATCAATATATGTTGGATAAGAATCGATTCCCGTCAGCTTCAAGTCTTTTACAGTTGATAGCAGATACTCAGTAGTAAATCCTTCAGCAACACCAATTTCTAAACCAACAGGATTCTCTATACCCTCAATTAGTTTTGGAATATCTTCACCAGGAAGCCAGCGGGTTACACCCTCAGTTGGATTGTTAAGCCCACCAGGAAGTCTTGAAGTCCAACGATAGTCAATGAACATCTTATCTTCAATCGTCAAAGGGACAGTTGGCTTGATGTTCGTGAAGTAATGATTTAGATTTACAGACGGATGTGCTGTATACTTACCTGTTGCTATATCCATGTGTAAGCACTGAACATCTGTATTGACAAGTACCTTGACACCAGACTTTCGGCAACGATGCAAGAAGAAATTATCTTCACCAATAAAAGGAATATCTTCAATGCCGTTAGCAATGCAAGTAAATGGCAAATCAGGGTCTTCATTTTTCATTCTGCGAAGTGTCTCAACAGGAATCAACATAACATCCATGCCCGTCTGCCATGCTTCAAATACTTGACCAGGAGATACATCAGGAACAATGATGTGATTATTCTGCTTGACTGAAATCATTGCATGAGCGCACTTGATGTAATAGACACCAGCAGCAATATGCCCTGGATTTTCTTCGCAAGTCTTGTGAAGCTTTTCAAATGCATCATAGGGAACAACAGTATCATCACCAATGAAGAACATATACTTTGCATCAGATTCTAATACAGTATCAATCAAATAGTTTCTAGCAACATCAACGAGCATCTTTTCACAGTCAACATAACCATGTGAATGTCCCATCAGAGCAACATGGCATAGCCCATAACCATTGAATGTTTGTGCTGCTGTTTCTTCTTTGTTACGGCGAGGTTGCGCTATGATAACATAAGGTGCAATTTCTTTTGATTCTTCTTTGATATTACGAAGAGTCTGAATGATCTTTTCACGATTGTACATAGTAACTCCATTATGTAGTTGGTTTTATCAATACTTATTTAGATACGAGTGGAGAGCAACTCCTTTTGGAAATGTGATGCCTGAGTTGTTTCTGATAAGCTGACCTCTGTTGGCATTACCATTTATAAAATGAATATCACCATTAGGCGCTAGAACACCACCAACATAAGCTAAAGTGGTGGTATAAACAAGACTGTATGTTGATACAACACCAGCAGCAGATATCTTTTGCCCTACAGCAGCACTATAAGGTACAAAATGTATATCACCATTAGGCGCTAGGACACCACCTTCATAACCATTAGTAGTAGTATAAACTAAAGTATAAGTAGACACTACACCAGCAGCAGATATTTTTTGACCTACAGCGGCACTACGAGGTACAAAATGTATATCACCATTAGGCGCTAAGACACCGCCAGTATAGGCGGCAGAAACAGTATAAACTAGTGAGTAGGTCGAAACAGTACCGGCAGCAGATATTTTTTGACCTACAGCGGCACTACGAGGTACAAAATGTATATCACCATTAGGCGCTAAAACACCGCCTTGATAAGCTAAATTAGTAGTATAAACTAAACTGTATGTTGATACAGTACCAGTAGTGGATATTTTTTGTCCTCTATTAGCAAAATTAGGTACGAAATGAATATCACCATTAGGTGCTAGAACACCACCAGCATAAGCTTGAAGAGTAGTATAAACTAAACTGTACGTTGATACAATATTAGCAGCAGATATCTTTTGTCCTCTGTTAGCAGAATGAGGTACGAAATGTATATCACCATTAGGTGCTAGAACACCTCCTAGGTAAGCATTAGATGCGGTATATACAAGACTGTACGTTGATACAATATTAGCAGCAGATATCTTTTGCCCTCTGTTAGCATTATTAGGAATAAAATGTATATCACCATTAGGTGCTAGAACACCTCCCCAATACACTATTGAAAGAGAATTTGTATTTAGTAAACTATATGTACTAACAATATCATTCGTAAACAATCTACCAGCAGTATTTGCCTCATCAAGAAATTCTTTAAATTGATTCCAACCTGCTAGATCAGTTCCAATGCTACTGTTATCAGCACTAGGTAATGCACCTTGTATTTCACTGTGAACTTCTTGAACAAAACTTGGTGATATTTTGCGAATGTTTGACATTGTTTACCTTAAAACTTATTTAACCAAGGTGATCTACAGATAGATGCTTCAAATGGTGATGACATTGTTGATATCTTTTGTCCTCTGTCCGCAGTATGAGGAACAAAATGTATATCACCATTAGGTGCTAAAACACCACCAGCATAAGCACCAGATGAAGTAGTATAAACCAAACTGTATGTTGATACAACACCAGAAGCAGATATCTTTTGTCCTCTGTTCGCAGTATGAGGAACAAAATGTATATCACCATTTGGTGCTAGAACGCCACCAAAATAAGCAGTAGAAGTAGTATAAACAAGACTATAAGTAGATACTACACCAGAAGCGGATATCTTTTGTCCAACAACAGCAGCATAAGGAATAAAATGAATATCACCATTTGGCGCTAGAACACCGCCTCTATATGCATCAGAAGTAGTATAGACAAGACTGTAAGTTGATACAACACCAGCAGCAGATATCTTTTGTCCTCTATTACCACTATTAGGAATAAAATGTATATCACCATTTGGTGCTAGAACACCACCTCTATAACCACCAGATGAAGTGGTATAAACCAATGAATAAGTTGATACTACACCAGCAGCAGATATCTTTTGCCCTCTATTTGCTTGAGAAGGCACAAAATGGATATCACCATTAGGTGCTAGAACACCACCACGATAAATTTGAGAACCAGTATAAACAAGACTGTATGTTGATACAGTGCCATCTTGTGCTATCTTTTGTCCTCTATCAGCACTACAGGGTATAAAATGAATGTCGCCGTTTGGTGCTAGAACACCACCATGATAGGCACCGCCGAACACGCTTGTGGTATATATCAAACTGTATGTAGTTACTACACCAGCATTAGATATCTTTTGCCCTCTATTGGCTGTATTAGGAATAAAATGAATGTCTTCGTTAGGTGCTAAGACACCACCGATATAATCTTGAGAACTAGTATAAACAAGACTGTACGTACTAATAATTTCAGTAGAATACAGTTTACCTTTAGCAATGCTTTTCTGTAGTAAATGCTGAAATTTACCAAATGCAACTCGCCCGCTATCAATAGAACTGTTATTTGCGGTTGGTAGTGTGCCCCAACCACGTGCTACTGTTTCTGATACCCATTGTGGTGCTATGTTGAATGTATTTGTCATCTGTTATAACTTATTTAGATAAGGTGAAGCACAAGTACCAAAGTCTAGTGGGCGTGCTGAGTTTGTGTGAAGGATTGTGCCTCTGTTGGCACTTCTAGGAACAAAATGTATGTCTCCATTAGGTAATAAAATACCACCATTATACGCATTTGCAACTGTATATACAAGACTGTAAGTTGAAACAACACCAGAAGCTGATATCTTTTGACCTATAGGTGCATTATAAGGCACAAAATGTATATCACCATTAGGAGCTAAGACACCACCTTGATAAGTACCACTTGAAGTTGTGTACACAAGACTATAAGTGGATACTACACCATCAGCAGAAATCTTCTGTCCTCTATTAGCATTTCCAAGAACAAAATGAATATCACCATTAAGTGCTAGAACACCACCAGTATAAGCACCAGAAGAAGTTGTGTACACAAGACTATATGTACTTACTACGCCAGAGGCAGATATCTTTTGACCAACAGCAGCACTACCAGGAATGAAATGAATATCACCATTAGGCGCTAGAACACCACCATAATAAGCACCACCTGATGTGGTATAAACTAAACTATACGTACTCACGACCCCGCTAGAAGAAATCTTCTGACCTACTCTAGCATTTGCAGGAGCAAATTGAATTTCGCCGCTCGGTGTTAATACACCACCAATATAAGCACCAGTAAAAGTTGTGTACACAAGACTATAAGTGGATACTACACCATCAGCAGAAACTTTTTGGCCTACGGCAGCAAGATAAGGTACAAAATGAATATCACCATTTGGTGCTAGAACACCGCCGATGTACATAGCTCCTGTAGTGTATACCAAACTATATGTGCTTACAGTTCCATTAGGTGCTATCTTTTGCCCTCTATTAGCATTCCAAGGAATAAAATGTATATCACCATTAGGTGCTAAAACACCTCCTAGGTAAGCATCAGTAGTAGTATAAACTAAACTATACGTAGATACTATATCAGTAGTAAATGTCTTACCTGCTCTTACACTTCTATCGATGTTTGCTTTAAATCCAATCCAATCATCTGTAGGTGTACTAGCATCACCACGAGGAATAATACCATGTGCTGTTTCATAAAAGTCTGATAGATTAGTTGGACCTAGATAGTTACCTGGCATTTTATCCTAACACAATGACTGTATACTGATTTGTTGTTGGTGCCGTCACAAATTCCAATACTATAGTATTTGCAGATGTATGTTTCATATCTGGATAGACATAGTATCCAGTAGAGTTTTCACGAACAGCAGGAACAACAAAGTTCTTATTGAGATTATGAGATATACTAAACAAATTTGCAGAGTTGTTACCTACATTTGCAGAGAATACTGCGGCACCACCACCAGTAACCGTTGCACCGTTAACATAAAGTGCGGCTGTATTGATTGCACCTGCTACATCAAGCTTGACACCAAGACCCACTGTAGAATCTGCTGTACGACCAACAAGAACATTACCTGTAGCAGTAACAACAAAAGGTGTAGAATCTGGATTTGCTTCGTCTTCTACTCTGATTGCTTCACCAGTTCCAGTTTGTGTAATTCTTAAAGCAGCATTAGTATTATCTGCAACAGAGATGACTAGATTGGATGTATATGAAGTAGAATTAGCTTTCGCAAAAGCTGCTATGGCAATAGTGTTAGATGCTGCACCAACAGCATTTGTGTAATTATTACCAGCAGTACCTATAGAAACGCTTATAGCATTTGTGTAATTGTTACCAGCGGTGCCTATAGAAGTACTTATTGCATTAGTATAAGCGTTACCAGCCGCACCAACAGCAGTACCATAAGAATTGGCTATAGTTAAAATTGAAACACCATTAACCAACACAGCAGAAGCATTAATTGCGCCGTTAACGTCCAGTTTGACACCTTGACCTACTGTTGAATCTGTGCGGCTGATGAGAACGTTGCCATTACCGTCAACTCGCAATCTTTCAGTAAATACAGGAGGAACAGTGTTAGCTGCTCCACTATTATATCCTGTCCATAGTGCAAACTGGCCACTTGTGTTACGAATTACCCATCCACCCTGAGAAGCAACAGTGCTTCTCCAGTTTCCGCCATCCCAATATGCGCCACCACCAATATAACTACCATCAGATGCAATGAGAGGATCTCTAGTGCTAATGAAAGTTGTTGTTGATGTGAAAGGTGTTGCTGTGCCAACACCGACTTCACCGGACGCTGTAACAACAAAAGGCGTTGCATCCGGATTAGCACTGTCCTCCACTCTAATTGCTTCGCCGGTGCCAGTCTGAGTAATACGCAATGCAGCATTGGTATTGTCAGCAACAGAGATGACTATATTGGATGTGTATGTGGTAGAGTTGGCTTTTGCAAAAGCTGCTATGGCAATAGTGTTACCGGCAGTACCTACGGCATTAGTATAAGCATTACCGGCAGCACCAACAGCAGTACCATAAGAATTGGCTATAGTTAAAATTGAAACACCATTAACCAACACAGCAGAAGCATTAATTGCACCTGCTACATCTAGTATAACACCTTGACCTACTGTGGAATCTGTGCGACCGATAGTTACATTACTTTCAACATATAACTGTGCCGCGCCTGCGCCAATATTAATAATTTGAACTTGATTTGTATTTGAACCACCGGTAAAAAGTCTTAAAGAATTTTGAAAAGAATCAATGTTCCAATCATCATAGAAAGCAGTGCCTCTAGCACCACGAAGACTTATTTCTCCTCCTTCACTAGTACCATTAAAAGCAGTAACAATCAAAGATGCATTTGCAGTAATAGAGCCGCTAGATGTTATCGTTCCTGTTGTTGTTAGTGAACCATTAAGAGTTGCTGTTGTATTTGAAAATGCAGGAGTACCATTAATCAGAACAGCAGAGGCATTAATTGCGCCTGCAACATCCAGTTTGACGCCTTGACCTACAGTACTATTAACTCGACCAATGAGCAAGTTACCAGAAGCATCAAAACGAGCATCTTCAGTATTTCCTGTAACAAATGTTAGTACATTAGCACCGTTAGCTTGTAGTCTTGTTGAACCTGTTACATCAAAATGTATGTTTGCGACTTTAAGAATAGCCATTTCTTTATCCTGTTATGTTAACATATTTATATCACCGTAGATCATAATCATTCCATTTGGTAAAATACTCATAGCAGAACCAAAATTAATGACGTTTGAGGTGACGTTAAGTCCTTTAGTTGTTACGTTTTCTGAAACATTTAAAACGCCTGTAAATGTAGTACCAGAAGTATTTGAAAGTGCCGCATTTGCCTTGTTGAATGATGCTGTGATCCAATTAATTGTATTAACACCACCAAGAAGCAAATTGCTCGTTCTCAAATCAGCATTGAGAACAGCAAGTGACATATTGTTAGAAAGCGCGCCAATATGATTGTTTTCAGGTTCTTTATCATAACCTTGAAACAGATAATACATCTTGTCTACATGTTCACGGTATAATCCTGTGTGAACATTAGAACCTGTGGCATTTACATAGTTTCCAATAAAACCAATATCTACAATATCAGAAGTGTAGTTGTTACCAGCTAGATAAATGAGAGGATCTGATACGCTAAGGTTTTCAGCATTAACTATAGTTGTATTACCAGAAATTGTTAAACTACCTACAACAGAAAGATTACCAGTTATAGTTTGACTTGATGCAGTCAACTTTACAAAAGTAGAGTTTGCATAACTTTTGGCATCTGTACCAACTGTGTTAGTCCATCCATTAGATGCTACACCTACAGCAATTGTGTAGTTATTTCCTGCTGAACCTACTGCAATCGTATAATTGTTACCGGCAGTGCCTACAGAAGCACTTACAGAAACTACATAATTGTTACCAGCAGTACCAACAGTAGTGGTAAAATTATTACCAGCAATACCAACAGCAGTTGCATACGCATTAGAAGCTGTAGAACGAGTTGTTGATATAGAATTTGCCCAACCGTTAGCCGCTGCACCAACAGCATTCGTATAATTATTACCAGCAGTACCAACAGAAATTGTATAATTGTTACCGGCAGTACCAACAGCATTCGTATAATTATTTCCTGCTGTGCCTACTGCAATCGTATAGTTGTTACCAGCAGTGCTTATAGAATTAGCCCATGCATTGGCACCAATACCTGTATTGAATGCTAAAACGTTAGCAGCATTAGCTTTATCAAATGCCGCTGTTACATCAACGGCAGTGCCGTAATAAGATCCATGCTGACCATCAAGAAGATCGGCATCTAAACCTGATGATGCGCCATCATTACCGGCATGCCAAATAGTATTTGCGTCATATGTAAGAGGTCCTGCACCATCTCGACCTAAAAGTTTACCGTCGTTTGGACCAAACATAACGTAACCAATTGATGCGTTTTGTTGACCTTTGATACGAAGAGCATTAGCGAGATTTGTGTCACCGATCCAAGTGTCATCACCGACTCTAAAATTTTCGCCATTGCCGTTATTGAGTGTAATTACACGATCTGAAGTAAGGTTTTGAGTGACTGTGAGATTACCATTGAAAGATACACCTGAAACATTTGGTAAAGCAGCGTTTGCTGTTGCTCTAGCAGTAGCGTCAGTAGCAGAAGCTGCCGCTAAAAGGTCAGTACCAACAGTTGCTGAAGTAGCAGCTAAATTGATAAATGCACCTCTTGCATCTCCACCAGCTACAAAAAATCTTAGTTGATTTCTAAAGATATCAATGTTTACAGGTCCAGCAAGAAGAGAATTTGTGATTGCATTTGCAAGTCTTATTTCACCACCTTCATCACCACTAGCTGCGGTTATTGAAAGAAGTCCTGGAATTGCTACATCATCTTTTAGACCAATTGTAACCTTGTCATTGACAGCATCACCAACAATGTTGATATTGTTACCTGGTGCAATGCTCAAAATATCATTAGACGTATCTGCAACTAACAGTGTGCTATTGGCGTTTACCGTACCAAAATAGTTACTTGATGTTGTTGGTGCAAATTCTACAATAAAACCAGCAGTGTTTTTGTAGTATATTTTACCGTCAGCATAGTTTAAAGCTAACTCACCGTTAGCCAAACTTGTTGGTACCGCTAATGCTGTTGCTGATTTTTTAAGTGCGATTACTGTATTTGGCATTAAAAGTCATCTATTGAATTTTCTAATTTTATCTCTTCAACTTTTTTCTTTGGTTTTATATTTATGACTTTTTTTGGTGTTTTTAAATCTTTAATGTTTTGTTGCAACTCTAATATAATTTTATCTTTTTCTAGTATGATGGTTTTCATATCTTTTACTTGATTCAGTAAAGTTTCCATGTGAGCAACTTTGTTCACCATTGTGTGATATAAGTCTTCCCATTGTTTGGCTTTTTCTTTAGCGGTTTGAACATCATTATCGTTGTTTTTAGCAACATTCAGATGATTTTGCATATCACCAATGAGATTATCTTTTTCTTGAATGATCTCATTGGCAAGCCTATTCTGTGTCTTCAGTTGCAAGTTATTTGATAGCATCTCATGTAACTGACCGATAACAATATCAACATAAGCATTTATATATCTATTTTGATCCATAATATAGTCCTTTCAAAATTAAAAGCCACCACCATCTAGCATTGCAAACTGTGGAATTCCAGTAGATGATGCTTGCAGAACTTGTCCTTCTGTACCTGCCGATGTCACTTTCAATGCACCAGCAGTGTTACCAAAAAGAACACCATTCTGAGTAAACGATGTCATTGCAGTACCACCAAAAGGAACAGTTAGCAATCCTGTGTTTATTCTTGATGCATCTCGTGATGCGGTATTTGCGGCTGCACCTATTGCTTCAGCGTAAGCATTAGATGACAACGCTCTAGTACTAGAAATAGTGTTCGCCCAATTATTAGCCTCGGCACCTATTGCGAGTGTATAGTTGTTACCAGCAGTACCTACGGCATTTGTATAGTTATTACCAGCGGCACCTATAGCAGTTGCATAAGCATTACTAGAGACACTTAATGCATTAGCCCACGCATTGGCACCAATACCTGTTTCGAATGCTAGAACATTGGCTGCATTAGCTTTATCGAATGCGGAGGCAATCAAAAGAATTGCATTGGCACCACCAAGAGTCAAATTGCTTGTTCTCAGATCAGCATTCAATACAGCCAAAGTCATGTTGTTAGAAAACGCACCAATGTGGTTGTTTGCTGGTTCTGCATCATAGCCTTGGAATAGATAATATTGTTTGTCTACATGTTCACGATACAATCCTGTATGAACATTTGAACCTGTGGCGTTTACATAATTGGCAATAAAACCAATATCTACGATGTCTGAGAGATAGTTGTTACCAGCAAGATAGATGAGAGGATCAGTTACTCTTAAATTTTCAGCATTGATTATAGTTGTATTACCAGAAATTGTAAGAGAACCAACAATAGAAAGATTGCCTGTGATTGTTTGACTAGGTGATGTAAGTCGCACAAAAGTAGATGTTGCAAAACTATTAATAGTGTTTGACCAAGCATTAGCTGCTGCACCAACAGATACACTATAATTATTACCAGCAGTACCTACGGCATTTATATAAGCATTACCAGCACCACCAACAGCATTTGTATAGTTATTACCGGCAGTACCTATTACTTGTGTATAAGCATTACCAGCTGCACCTACAGCAACTGTGTAGTTGTTTCCTGCTGCACCAACAGCAGTCGCATAAGAGTTCGCAATACCTGGTGCAGCATTGGCTTGCTGAAAAGCTGCTACTGTAGTATCTACCCAGTATTTACCACCAATTTCTATTACACCAGTACCAGCGGTGTTACCGATGAAAAGTTTATCTGAGTTAAATGAATAAGCCGGTTCGGCTGCCGCCAAAGAACCATTAGTCGGTGTAGCTGTAGATGACGATCTTTTAATTTGAATTACTGTATTTGCCATCTCAGAAAGTTCCTCCGCTTATACTTGGCAATATTTTTACTATGTATTTTCCGCTTGCTTCATCATAAACGAGTGTTTCATTTTGATTAGGATCTGTTGCTATAACATCTGACAAAGAACCAAGTGTGGAAAGAGTGCCTAAATCTGGTGTAACTGCAACAGTTCTAATGGTTTTTCTCTGTTGATTGTTTATTGATATTCTATTTTTTGTGTCTGATACAAGAGTTACTTTGACTGCCATTTGTTTTACCTTGTGATTTCTGGTGTCACTGTTATGATACCTTCTAGAATTCTAGAAGTAACACCATTGGAGTCTACGGTCTCAAGATCAAACAGATAACGACCTGCTTTTATGTTAGCTGTCGTATTTGCAGGCAAATTCATGGTAATCTCACCATTAACAGCATTTGTTATAGTGCAAATGATACTTGCTGATGCATTAGCAGAGTAATACGATCTACGCATTTGACTGCGAACAATATAACCAGAAATATTTATGTTTGCGTTTGTCAAATCATCAGAGAGATTGATAACATTGTTGAATGTTGCTCCTTGATCCATAAAAAGTTCTACATATGCTGCCATCTTGTTTCCTTACAGTAGATTGAGCACAGAAGTTGCGCCAGATAAGATTACATTTCCTGTAATTATCAAATCAGATATCACTAGTGTGTATGATGTTGTATTAGCTAAAGCTAGATTTGCTTTATCTCTAGCTGTGTTTGCTTGTGTAAATACAGTATTGATATTTGTATTAGCAAGATAATTAGCTACTTGAACATTTGCTGTATTGTATATTGTTGTTGTTACATTTGGATCTTGTAATACAGCATTAGCAAGTTGACCTTGAGCAATCAATAATGTAATTGCGGTATTAACAAACGCATTACTGAATACCACATTAGATGCTGCTATGTTAGCAATTACGTTTGCATTATTATAGATTGTGTTAATAATTGTGTTATTTGCTAATACTAGATTAGAAACATTACTTGATTGTGTAGTAATGAATACATTTGCTATGTTACTAACAAATCCTGCACTATAGACAATTGTTGTTGTAGTAGCATTTGAATTGGTATAAATTTGATTTAGAATTGTTGCGTTATTAGCAATGACATTAGGCACTGAACCGCCACTGACAATAATATTGGCTACATTATTTGTATAACCAGAAGTTCCTATTAAAGTGTATGCTCCAGCGTTAGCTGAAACATTAGCTGAATCTCTCAAAAGTTTTACTAAAACAACATTATTGGCTACTGTGTTAGCAGTTCTACCATCGGCAACTAAAGTATTAGCAACACCACTTGTATATGCAGCAGTTCCTATAAGGGCATATGCTCCAGCATTGGCTGAGACATTGGCTGAATCTGCAATTAGTTTAACAAGTACAGCATTATTGGCTACTGTATTGGCTACTTGACCATATTGAATGAGAACATTAGCAACATCATTTGTGTATCCATCAGTTCCTATAAGGGCATATGCTCCAGCATTGGCTGAGACATTAGAACTATCTCTAAGTAATTTCACTAAAACAACATTATTAGCTACTGTGTTAGCAGTTCTACCATCAGAAACCAAAGTATTAGCAACACCACTTGTATATGCAGCAGTTCCTATTAAAGTGTATGCTCCAGCATTGGCTGAGACATTGGCTGAATCTCTTAAAAGTTTAACAAGGACAGCATTGTTTGCTACTGTATTGGCAGTTCTACCGTCAGAGACCAAAGTATTGGAAACGTCATTTGTATAACCATCAGTTCCTATAAGGGCATATGCTCCAGCGTTAGCTGATACGTTAGCTGAATCTCTTAAAAGTTTTACTAAAACAACATTATTGGCTACAACATTTGCTGTCTTACCATCGTTAATCATGAGATTGGCTACGTTGCTGACATAACCACTGCTATAAACTATGTTTGATGTTATAGTGTTTCCGCTACTATAGAATTGCGTCAATACAGTTGAGTTTGCAATGACGTTATTTGCCAGATTACCTGATGTGACAACAGCATCTATAATAACATTATTAAATCTTGTATTGGCAACAAGAATAGCAGCAGAGATATTTGCAGCAGTAAACGAAGCAGCATTCGTTGTATTGTATGCGCTTACAGCTAACTGATTTGTTTCACCATATTGAACAATCAACTGATTTGTTGATGTCATCCATTGAAAAAATGTATCTGATAACGATACGTTGGCAATAGTCATTTATTTAAAGCCTTTATTAACAGTTCTTTTATCTCTGATATTTGTTGTTCAAGATTATCAACTCTCTCTGAAATGCTATTCATTTTCACCATTCGCATCTTGTTAGCTCTATAGTTTTGAAGAGACTCATTATCTTTATTTATAAGGTATCCCTTTTCGGTTCTAAAGATACCTTGCACATCTGTTTTGATATCCATTATTTCCTC